TCATGTGCCTGAGTCTGGCGGGTCAACCGCTGCGTCGACGGTGGCGGCTGCTTCGGCGCCCGACACATTGAGAATCTGCGGCGGCTGCGCAATGTAGTTCCGCAGGGCCGTGTTGATCACGTAAGTGACTGTCCGGCCCTCGGCTTCAGCCTTCTTCATGGCCGCCTTCCACAGATCGTCCGGCACACGGACATTGCGCAGCGGGATGGCCATGCCAAAGATCCTTTCGCTGTAGGTGCAGCACGCTAACAGGAGCCTCGTCCACTGCGGGCCGGGTGCCTTCCTCATGCCCCGCGGCCCGTACCTGGCAGGTTCGGTACGCGTCGCGGGCCCAGGGTCAGACGCCCTCGCCGGCTGCCCGCCGCTTCGCCTTCTCCGAGCGGCTCTTGTACTCGGGCGGCGGCTCGATGCCGTGCTTGCGGGCGAGGGTCCGGAACGTCTCGTCGGTCTTGCCGGTCCAGTCCGCGAGCGCCTGCGTGCCCGCGCCGCGGCGCAGCATCTCCAGCGCATCGGCCATGATCCCGGGCCGCATCTCGCGCTCTGCCTTCAGGTGGCGCCGGTACTTCTCGAAGCGCTTCGCCATCTCTTCATCGGGTGTCACGTCGTCGGCCATGCCGCTCATGGTACAGCCCAAGAGTTTGGGCTCTCGGAAAGAATCACCACACCCCAAGTGTTTGGGGTATTGCATCCCAAGAACGTGGGATGGATAGTGGAAGCAGAAGGAAGAACCGAAGGGGTGGGGGTCATGACCAAGCTCTACAAGCGCACCGAGAACGGCGTCACCGCATTCGTCAGCAAGCGTCAGGGCCTGGACGAGATCAACCACGCGCAGATGGACGGCAAGCGCGCCGTACACACGATGTCCTCCATCACCCGCACCGACTACGACATCGAGTACAAGGACGGCCGTTCCGTCCGCCTGGTCCTCGTCGACGCTCCGGCGCCAGAAGGGTTTACGCAGGGTCAGCCGGTTGTCGTCCAGCACCCCGGCCGGCCGTCGTTTACGGGCACCGTGGCCCACATCCACACCGCACCGGGTTACGTGGCCGTGCGCGACGACCGCCGGGGGGACGTAATCACCCACCCCACGCGCTTCGTGTCCCCCGCTGAAACCGAGGAGGAGTCGGAGGCCGGTCCCAAGGCGTGGACGGGCGAGCCCACACGGATCATCACCGTCAAGGGCAAGCGGTACGCGGTCAGCCCGATCCACCCGGCCCCGCCCTGGACCGTGGGCGCGACATCCGGCGTCACTCCGGCGCACGTCGACTACTGGTCCGAGCGGAACGGCAAGACCTTCGGCGCCACCCGGTCCGCCAATGGCGACGCGAAGCCCGGCACCGTCGGCCGCGCCATCTGGGACGCGGTGAACGCCGGATGACCATCGCGAGCGCCTCATGACGCGCCTCCGGGAGTCTGGCCTCGACCTCCCAGGGGGCTCACGCCTCGTCCGCGTCTACCTCAGGACGCCTGACCGCACACAGCCCCGGCGGGGGAAGTCGCCCGCCACCTGTCGCAGGGCGCCGGGGCGCCACCCAAGATCCCACCGCAGCCCTGAAGGGGGCGTCATGACGATCCACGACCTCGGCACGCTGAACCGCGACCTGACGACGGGGCGGTTCGTGCAGGCCTTCACGCTCAGCTACGGAACGGTCAACGGAACCATCGTCCGCACCCTTCCGGCGTCCGGCATCGAGCGTGTCGGCGCGCTGGCCGCGCGGGGAGCGGAGCGCGGCATCGTCTGGGACATCGAGGTCACCGACAAGAACGGTGTCGATGTCACCTTCGACTTCGCCTGCTTCCAGGACTGACTCCGAGCCCCGGTCGGCCCTCGCGGCGCCGGGGCTCCTCCCTGGCCGGAGCGTGCGCCTCCATATCCCGTCAACATTCCAAGTGTTTGGGGTATTGTCATCCCAAGCACTTGGGGTGATACTGGTAGTAGGAATAGAGCCGGAAGGGTGAGGACCATGAAGACCACCGTCGCTGAGTACCTGGTCACCCGGGGCCTCCCCGCTGACTGGCGCTATGCCTCGCCGTTCGGCCGCATCGCTGCCGAGACCTACCGCAGCGTCTACCGCCGCGAGCCCCGCAAGGCGTTCCGCCTCATCAACGGCAGGTTCCGCCGCGTGATGGCCTACCGCGCGAGCGAGCGTCACGTGCTCGACACCGCGTACGAGATCTACCCGCGCACGGCGACTCCGGACGCCGTTCCGACGCCGCGTCACACCGTGGCCCGCATCAGCGGCGCGATGCGGTGGACGCCCAGCTCTGCACCTCTCACCCGGCACCCGTAAAGCCCACGCCCACGGGGGAACCCATGCTGCACACCGACGAGAAGCCCACCTGCCCGATTCTCGACGCCCCGGACAACTACCACTTCGAGGGCCGTTGCGAGGACTGCGACGTCAAGACGCTGTCCCGCCTGAGCCTTGGGCAGGTGGAGGACCGCTACTACGCGGGACGCACGGGCCAGGATCAGTTCGAGGCGTACGTGTACGTGTGGGCGACGCTCTCCCCGTCCGGCAGCGGCGGCGGGTGGCGCGAGACGCCGACCGACCTGAACGTCCGGCGCATCGCGCGGAAGCTGCTGCGGGCCCGCGACTTTGAGATCCCCGCCGCGCTGGAAGAGCCCGACGACATCCGTGAGGGGGAGTGATGAAGGAACTGATCGATCTGCTGCCGGAACTGCCCGAGGAAGACGACTGGGGCTGTACGCCCGAAGGCTACGGCTGGATCGGTGAACTGTTCGGAAGCGGCTGGCACGCCATTTCGGCGTGGGGTTCAGAGGGCTGGGACCTCGGCAGCTGGCCGTACCAGATCATCGCGCACTGCAACCTGCCGGGTGTCCCCCTGTACGGGCTGGCCACATACACGGAAGGCGACATCGACGTGCAGGCGTTCGGCTCCCGGGAGGAGCGGGACGCGGCGACCAACGAAATCGCCCTGTGTCTCTGGATCAGCAACGAGAACGGTCCGGACGGCCTCACCGAAGACATGTCCCCGATCCCCGCGCAGTTCTGCGGCCCGTACAGGGGGCAGTCATGATCCTCTCCATCGTCGTCTGGGTCTGGGACCACTGGTTCCTGTACCTGCTGCTCACCGCCGCGCTGGTCATGGTGGCCGTCGCGGCGACCGCGAGGGGGCGGGCGTCGTGAGCGGACTCAACGCATTCATGGCCACCGTCGTCGCCAGCGGAGGGTGCACGCCTGAACAGCGTCGTCAGATCTGCCTGTTGAAGGGCGTTGCCCCTGAGGACATCGACCCGGCAACGGGCTACGACATCAGTGACCGGGCGTACGGGACGGTGCGCGAATCGTGGCGCGACTGGGCGTCATCAATCGGACTCAGCGAGTACTACGACTTGCCGCGCTACCGAAAAACCGTCGCTCTCTGGCACAAATTCCGCCCGGATCTGTGCAGCGCTGATGCCTGGTGGTTTGACGGCATCGAGATCGAATGGCACTGACCCGCAGCCCCGGTCCGGTCACCACGGACGTACGCCGCAAGGCAGACCGGGGCACCGATTCCATCTCACCCGCACGCCCTGAGGGGGAAGTGATGATCACGCTCATCAAGGACGCCGTCACTCTGTACGACATCGAGATCAATGAAGTGTGGTGCTGCATGAGTACCGCTGACGGAGAGAGGGACATACGCCTCTGCCGCGAACTGGGTGACACCGTTCAGGAGTACGAGACCGTAGACCGTGACGGGAACCTCGTGCGCGTAGTGCTTCAGACCGACGCCCCCTCGCGGTCTCGCAAGCCCGACCAGGGCGCTGTGTATGTGTTCACCTGAGCCCTACACCTGGACGTTTACGGAGGACGGCATCCGCCGCCAGGTGAAGATCCACCGGGCCCGTGACGGCGTCGAAGTCATATGGGCGCCGCGCCGCCTCGGGGACCCCGCGCCGTGGTTCGACGCCGACCGCGCGGAGTACGACCCCGTCGCCTACTACGAGGACGCAGACCTCATCACCCTCGGAGTTCCGGTCACCTCGTGGTCCGGCTTCCCGGACTGATCCCCTGACCCCCGCCCGGGACATGCGACCCGCACCATCGACTCGCTTCCCGGGCGGGCTCCTCGCACCCGTACCCCAACGGCAGAGGGTGGGGCCTTAAAAGCCCTGAGCAGTGCGGGTTCGAATCCCGCCGGGTGCACTTCCGCAACCGAGCCCCGGAAGGAATAGCCATGGGCACACGCGGCTTCATCGGGTTCGTCGCCGAAGGGCGCGAAACCATCGTGTACAACCACTGGGACAGCTACCCGAGCGGGCTGGGCCTGGACGTACTGCACTTCGCGCGGTCAGTGACGGACTGGGATGCCGCGAAGCAGCAGGCAGCAGCGCTCGTGCACATCGACCCGGACGTGCCTCCGACCGAGGAGCAGAAGGTATTGCTCAAGAGGTGGGAGGACCCCGACGTCGGGGGTGCCGGAGACGGCTGGTACCAGCTGCTGCGCGGCACGCAAGGCGACCCTGCGGCAATCCTGGCGGCTGGCCATGCGGAGCATGATCCCGACTGGCCGGGCAGCTCACTGTTCTGCGAGTGGGGCTATCTCCTCGACCTCGACGCCCGGGTCCTGGAGGTCTACGAGGGCTTCCAGGAAGAGCCGCACAGCGCAGGCCGTTTCGCTGACCGCCCCGGCTGCGACGGCTACACCCCGGTCAAGCTCGTGGCTTCCTGGCCGCTCCGTGAACTTCCGGAGGACGACGCTCTGTTGGCCTGCGAGAACTGAGACCCCCGCCCGGGACGCATCCCCCCGCCACCCGGGCGGGCCCCGGCAGGCGCCTTCGTCACCCTCTCCCGGCGAGGGCGCCTGTCACCTCAACCCGATCTCTGCCCCGGAAGGGGGCGTCATGAGCGAGCAGTACCCGGTATCCGGCGGCAAGATGGTCATCAGTCCGGACGGCACGTCCACGTACGTGCGCTTCTACGACCGCCCGCAGACGGCGGACGAGACGAAGGCGTTCGCGAAGTACGCGGACCTGTCACCGCTGGAGATTCTGCGGCGTCTACGCGTGGCCGAGTGGAACGCCGACGTCTGCCAGCGCGAACGCGACCGGTGGAGGGTGGAGACGCAGCGGCTTCAGGGCGAACTCGCTGCCGCTGAGCGCAAGCTAGCCGCGTACCCGCCGGACGGCTACGAGCTGCCGAAGGTGGTCGCAGATCTGCTGGCACACACCACGGCGCACGGCTGGAAGACCGCCGTCGCCTGGACGCTGCGCGTCGAGGGCGGCGCGTATGTGGATGTGCGCCTCGGGCGCCTGGCCGACCCTGCCGAGGCACGCTTCCCGGGCGCGCGGTGGGAGTACCAGATGACGTGGGGGTTTCCCGGTCCCGGGGCGCGCGGCGCCAGGGTCCGCACGAGTCTGGCCAAGACACCCGACAGTGCGCAGTGGCGCGACGCCCCGTCGCTCAAGAAGATCCGTGAGGTGATCGCGGCGAACCCGATGCCAAGGACGGACGCGCCGTGACTGCCCTCGTAATCCGCATCGTGACGTGCGACGCCATCGATGACGGTGAGGTCTGTGACAGCGAGATCGGCGGCGATCCGGACGTGCCGTCCATCGAGGCGCTGCGCTGCGCTGCCGCTGAAGAGGGCTGGCGGCGCATCCCCGGTGATGACCTCGACTACTGCCCGCACCACTCCTGAAGGGACCGGCTCATGCACATCATGACCAGGCTGCACTGGAGCGTCATGCCTGTCTCGTTCGCCCCTGAGGTGGTCCTGGAGTTCCGGGCCGCGCAGCTGGAGCGGCACCAGGCGGAGCGGGAGTTCATGGCCGCGTGGGACACGCCTGCGGAGTCATCGACGGCCGCGTACATGGAGTCCGCGTGGCTCGCCGAATCCTGGGCCTACGCCGCCGCCGTGGCCGTATACGGCACCTGAAAGCTCCCCTGCCTGCGTGACTCCCGTTGACGGCGGGTGCAGGCAGGGGTCCCCGCGCCCTTGGGTGGCGGCGCGGGATGAGGGCGCCCCGGAGATGTCGACTCCTCCGCCTCCGGGGCGCCCGCCCCGCCCTCGTAACTCAGTCAGGAAGAGCCTGCGCGCGCCTCTCCCACTCCCCGCGCGCAGTGACCCCGGTTCGAGTCCGGGCGAGGGCACTTCGAAGCACCCGGTCATGTCCCCTCCGGGGACCCACAGGCGCCACACCGAGAGCGCCGCTCTTCACCCGCATCAACGCCCTGAAGGGGGCGCGCCATGGCGAGCATCGCCGACCTCGACATCACGACGGAAGAACTCCAGCGGCGGATCCGCGAAGGGGAGGCAGCCGAAATGCGGCACCTCCTGCACGACGCCGACCCGGACAGCACCGTGCCCGCGTTCATCGACCTGGATAAGGGGGTGCGGGGATGAGCGCCCGCGACGAACTGGCCGCGCACTTCACGTCGGACGCCCTCGCGGACCAGCTGCTGGACGCCTATCGCGCTGAGGTCCTACGCGAAGCCGAGGGCGTTGCGTCGGAGGCGTTCGATGCGGCTGACGAGCGCGATGACCGCGCGGGAGCGGACATGGCTGAGCAACTCGCTGACCGCTACGGACAGATGGTGCGAGAGATCGAGGTCACCCCGTGACCCGCCGCCGCGTCCAGCGGACGAAGCAGAAGGCCACCCGCAAGCGGGACGTGGAGAGCGGGAGCGGCAGCGCCGACCGGGCGCGCGGCAGAACAGCGTCGCGGCGCGCCGCGCTGGTGACGCAGGCGGCACGCCGCTTCCTTGCGAGGAGTGCACCGTGACCGTGGCCGAGTACCTGCGGGCCGCTCGTACCCTGTCGCAACGCGAGGTCGACCACCGCGCGTTCGTGCGCGGCCTGACCGATCCGGCGCCCGGCGACGTGGCGGAAGCGCACGCGCTGCACGCGGAGTACGGCGGTGCCGAGCGGTGAACCGCGCCCACCTGCGGGACGGCTGCCAGCACATCTCCCGCTGCACCCTGTGCGGCACGGCGGGGGCGCCGCTGCGCTGCGTGCCGCGCCGCACGCTTTCTCCGCTCCGCTCGCCGGCCCGCCTGTGCGCGGGCTGCTGGCGGGACATCGCTATCTCAGAAACGGAAGGACCGCCATGACCGACCCCATCCCGGTGGACGTGGACGACCGCCTCGCGGCGCGGTTCGCGGAGCTTCAGAGCGCGAAGGAGTCCGCGGCGAAGTGGAACGCATACGCGAAGAGCCTGACGGCCAGCATCCTTGAGGAGCTGGGCTACGACCCCGGCGACGACAAGCCGCCCTCCCGTGTGGCGCACGACGCCGACGGGAAGCCGCTGTTTGCCGTGGAGGTGAGCTACCGCAAGGGCTTCGACAAGGGGTCTCTCGCCACGAAATATCCGGCGGTGTACGCGGAGTTCGAGACGCTGACCCCGGTCAAGTCGCTGAAGCCCGCCACCTGATCCGTTCGCCCTGAGCCCCGCCGCCGCACCGGCCGCGGGGTTTCTTCATGCCCGGGAGGGCGCAGTGAACCTTGCACAACGGATGGCGCTCTTCGAGCTGCTCGTCAGACTCGGGCCCGTCGAATGGCTGGACGGCTTCTGCGGGGGCGGCGGCTCGACCCGCGGCATCCACCTGATCCCCGGACAGAAGACCCGGGTCGCGATCAACCACTGGCGCCCGTCGGTCGACGTGCACCAGGCCAACAACCCGGACACGGATCACGACTGCGCGGACATCTCGCAGGTCGACCCGCGGCGCTACCCGCGCACCGACTGCGCGTGGTTCTCCCCGTCGTGCACGGCTCACAGCATCGCCCAGGGTGCGCGCTTCATGGCCGTGGACGAGAGCGCGGTGCGCGCGCGGTCGACGATGTGGGACGTCCAGCGGTTCGACGAGATCCACAAGTACCGCTTCATCATCGTCGAGAACGTCGTCGAAGTCCGCACCTGGGTCGGCTTCCGCGCCTGGAAGATCGCCATGGCGGACGGCGGGAAATGCCTGCACGAGGTCTTCCTCAACGCGGCCCACGCGGGGCGCCTCGGGGATCCGGCGCACCAGTGGCGCGACCGCTGGTTCTGCCTCATGCACCCCAAGGGCACGCCGTGCCCGGACACCGACGCGTGGATCGCACCCGCCGCACTGTGCGCCGCCTGCGGTCCGACGACCGGGCGGCAGACGTGGAAGAACGGCCGCGACGCAGGCAAGTACCGGCGCCAGTACGACTTCGTGTGCCGGACCTGCGCGGCGCCGGTGGAGCCGCACGTGCGCCCGGCGGGCGACGTCATCGACTGGTCACTGCCGACGCCGGTGATCGGCGAGCGCAAGACCCCGCTCGCGGCGAAGACCATGAGCCGTATCGAGCACGGGCTGCGGGAGTACGGTCCGGCCCTGGTGCCCGTCGAAGGACGTGACGGCAAGCGGCCGTTCCCCGTGGAAGTGCCCATGCGCACGGTCACCGGCCGCAACGAGACCGGGCTGGTCGTGCCGCCGTTCATCGCGGAACTGCGCGGCGGCAGCAGCAAGACCCGGCGGGTCTCGGAGCCCCTGAGCACGGTGTGCGCGAGCGGCAACCACCACGGTCTGGTCATCCCGTACTACGGGCGGACCCGGGTGCGGACCACCGACGAGCCGTTCATGACGGTGACCACGGTGGACCGGGCGGCGCTGATGCCGAACCCGCAGCCGGACATCAACGACTGCGGCTTCCGCATGATCACACCCCCGGAGTACGCGCGGTTCATGGACTTCCCCGACAGCTACGACTGGCTGGCCGGCCGCCTCAGCAAACGCGACCGCGTCCGCCTCGCCGGACAGGCGGTGCCCGTGAACATGGCCCGCGACCTGGTCGGCTGCGCACTGGAATCCATGGCGGCCTGACACGCCATGTGCCGGGGCCCGCTGTTCAACGGCGAACACCTGTGGAATTCCGCGATCGGTGTGCCCTCGAAGGTCATCGAGTGCGACTGGTGCGTGATCTGTTCAGCGCCCCGCCCCGGCTTCATGGACCCCGCTGCGAAGGCAGCCCAATGGAAAGCGGAGGCCGATGCCGCCGAAGAAGAGACGCTGCAAGGACTGCCCGGAGGACAGCAAGCGTCCGGCTCCCTACCCCGGCCCCCGCTGCGCGACGTGCCACCGGGCGGTGAAGAAGCGGCGTAGGGAGGCGGCGCACGAGCTGGCCGTGCAGAACACGTACGGCCTCGCCGCGGGCGACTACGCCAAGCTGTACCGCCTTCAGGGCGGCCGCTGTGCGATCTGCCGCCGCGCCACCGGGGCGACGCGCCGTCTCAGCGTCGACCACGACCACGCCAGCGGCGCGGTGCGCGGGCTGCTCTGCCGCCCCTGCAACTCGATGCTGGGCCACGCCCGCGACGAACTCGACTTCTTCATACGGGCGCACCACTACCTGTTCAACCCGCCTGCACGACGGCTGAGAGGAGACGCAACGTGATTCCGGAGATCACCATCGGCCTGAACGGGGGCTGCTTCCTGTTCCTGTGCGCCTTCGCCTGGGCCTGGCACAAGAGGGAGCGCCGCCGTGGCCGATAGGTATCACTGCATCTCCTGCCACAAGAACGTGGTCGCGACGGTGGACAACCACTACCGCAAGCACGACCGGGAGAAGGGGACGGAGTGCTCGCGCTCGAAGCGCGACATCCCCGCCTGGCTGATCCGGCGCGGCCCCGAGACGGGGCCCGACGACGAGCGGCCCGTCATCGGCCGTGACTATGCGCCGTGCCCCGCCTGCCCCGGCTCGCCCGTACTGGACGGCGCGACAGGGTACTTCACCGATCACATGCGCGAGGGCGAGACACCCACGTCGAAGCGCGTGAAGTGCCCCATGTCCGGCAAGCCGTACGAGAGCGGAGAGAGCGCGTGCCCGACGGTGAAGGAGTCCCCTACATCGGGTCAGAACCAGACTGCGCCTACTGCCCGCCTGGACGGTGCGACGGATGTCCGGCCGACTGCCGACAGTGCGGCCCCCAACGAGTCCGAGGAGATGATCAGCAAATGGGCAGAGGCAGCCGCAAGAGCGATCGAGAACAGGGAGCTGCCGCCGCCCTGCCCGGAGTCGACGACTACGCAGCAGGACTCGCCGCCGCGGCCGGACGCAGCCGAGGCGCCGCCTTCAAGCCCCTCAACACCTGCGACGAACCCAACTGGTGCGGGCTCTGCGGATGGTGCTGGTGCCGGGGCATCGAGCCAGCAGGAGCAGCCGTGCCACATCACGAAGGATCACGGGCCGCACCTGTGGATGTACGAGAGGCGGCAGGCGCAGTGCCCGGGGAAGACCGCAGCGTCCAGCAAGAGAGAGCTGGGCGTCGCGGCGGTGACGAGGCTTTCCCGGAAGGATGCCCCCACCCCGGACGCCACGCCTGCGGACAGTGCAGCCCCGGCACCTGCGGATGCCCCGGAAAGGTCACCGGCCCCTGTGCCGCCGCCGGATGCGGCTCTCACCCCGACTGCCTCAAGCCGGACGGAACCTGCGGCTGCGGCACCGGCTGAGCCGCTCTTCGCCCAGCCGGGTTCGCCGTTCTCGCAGCCGGCCAAGACGCCCGCGGCAGAGCCTGCCGTGCCGATGACGATGATGGCTGAACGGCTGGTCGCCAGGATGCGGGAGGTCTTCTACTCGTTCGGCAACCGGAAGACGAACGACAACCGATCGGCGCAGACGACGCTCGGGCCGTCCGAGATCGGCAGCCCCTGCGACAGGCGCCTTGCCATGTCGCTGCTGCGGATACCGCCGGTCAATCCGGGCGGCGACGGCTGGGCTTCCTTCAAGGGCACGGCCATCCACAAGGAGCTGGCCGAGGTGTTCACGTGGGCGAGCGGCAACACAGGACGCTTCGCTGTCGAGGTGCCGCTGAAGTTCCCCAGCGGTCTCGTACCGCGCGGCACGACGGATCTCCTTGACCGCGTCCTGTTCATGGTCGATGACCACAAGATCCAGGGGAAGTGGTCACAGAACAAGCTGCGCACGGAAGGCATGACGCCGACGCAGCGAACACAGCTGCACGTGTACGGATTCGGCGCGAGGTTGCAAGGCGAGCGCGTCGACTTCGTGGCGCTGCTGTCGTGGCCCATGGAGTCGTCTTCGCTGGACGATCTGTATGCGGTCGTCGAACCCTACGACCCGCAGATAGCGCGCGATGCGCTGGCGCGGGTGGACAGGATCGACAACGGTATCCACGACTACATCGGAGCAGGCCCGACAGAGCGCACGCCGCTTGAAGTGGCACGCCAATTCCCCGTCGATCCGAGCGACTGCAAATTCTGCGACTGGTATGCGCCCGGTGATCCGAACATGGAGCGGGGGTGTCCGGGGCGGTAGATGAAGTGACGTGGCCCAAGTTGGTTGCGGTGAGTTCAGTTTTGGCGAGGCAGGCGCGGTTGGGCAAGTCGGGGCCAGGCAAGGGTTGTCCAGGCTCGGTTCGGCGCGGCACGGCAGGCAGGGCGCGGATTGGCCCGTCATGGCGGGGTGCTGTTCGGCAGTCAGGTCGCGGCGTGAAATGGCACGGCTCGGTAATGCGTGGCAAGACTCGGCAGGGCAGGCGTGGCCGGGCATGGACCGGAATGGCCCGGCAGGGCATGGCAGGCGAGGCGAGTTGCGGCGCGTCTGGGCGACGTGCGTTTTGGCGCGGCAGGCTGGGCGGGTTTCGGCACGGCGCAGTGAGTTGGGGCATGGCAGGCAAGGCGGGGCGGGAAATGGCTTTGGCGAGGCAGGCGCGCTCTGGCAAGTCCCGGTCCGGCAAGTTCTGGCGAGGCGTGGCAGGCATGGTTCGGCGAGTTCGGGCGAGGCAGGGAAAGGCGCGGCAGGCTAGGCGAGTTTAGGCATGGCACGGATCGTTGCGGTTCGGCGCGGCAGGCATGGCGGGGCAAGTTACGTCCCGACGTGGCCGGTTACGGCAAGGCAGGCACGCTCTGGCAAGTCCCGTCCCGGCAAGGTCTGGTAAGGCATGGCAGGCATGGCAAGGCAAACAACTACCCGTGAAGGAAGAGAAGATGACCGCTGAAATTCAGCTCGAAAAGATCGACGCGGAAACCATACGTATCCCCATTGTGGGAACGTCGCCGCTGATCGTGCACCGCTTCAGTGAAAAGGCGAAGCGGCAGATGCTCGACAACATGCAGGGACGCAAGTCTCCGAAGCAGAGCAAGGACCCGGAAGCCGAGTACGAGGCCGCCTTCTACCACCTGAAGGACGGCGGCTACGGCTTCCCGGTTATCGCGTTCAAGGCGGCGACGATCGGCGGCGCCCGGTTCTACCAGGGCGTGACGATGACCGCGTTGCGGCAGTTCATGTTCTTCCGTGGCGAGGTCGGCGACGACGGCCGCGGCATGACCCGCATCGACGGCACCCCGCACATGCGCGAAGACACCGTGACGGTGGGGCGCGGCGGCCACGACCTGCGCTACCGCCCCGAGTTCCCGGAGTGGACCACGGCACTGGACGTCGTCTACGTCAAGTCGATGCTGACCCGCGAATCCGTGATCTCCCTGATCGCGGCGGGCGGAATGGGCGTCGGCGTGGGGGAGTGGCGCCCCGAGAAGGGCGGCGACTTCGGCACGTACGACATCGACCAGTCGCGGGAAGTCGAGGTCATCTCGTGAGCCTGCGCGACCAGCTGCAATCCATCTACGACCAGCGGGGGCAGCTCACGCCGTCACTGATCGTGGATGAGGCGCGCGACGCATCTCATCCGCTGCATTCCCGCTTCGAATGGAACGACGGCGTGGCCGGTGAGAAGTACCGGCAGCAGCAGGCGCACGAACTGATCCGCTCCGTGAAGGTGGTGTACCGCGAGGCGGACGAGAGCGGTCCCGCCAAATCGGTGCGCGCCTACCACGCGGTGCGCCGCGAGCACGGCCACGTATACGAGCCCGTCGAAACGGTCGTATCCGATGACTTCACGCGCCGCCTCGTACTGGCCGACATGGCGCGTGAATGGCAGACGCTTAAGCGCCGCTACCAGGACTTCGAGGAATTCACAGAGATGATCCGCGAAGACCTGAACGACGAAGCGGCGTAGCGCACGGCAGGCGTGGCGGGTCCGGGATTGGAGTGGCAAGGCCAGGCTTGGCACGGCGTGGCAGGCGAGGCGAGGCCGGGCATGTCAATGCGCGTCCGGTTGCGGCGCGGTCTGGCAAGGCAGGCGGGTTATGTCAGGGCAAGTTCCGGCGCGTCGCGGTAAGCCGCGGCTTGGCAGGCAAGGAGAAGGCGGCGTAATGGTCGACAGTAATCCCGCCGTGCAGTGGTGGGAGGACGACCCCGAAAGCCCTGGGAACCTGGAACGCTGCGAGATCAGCTATTCGGTGCCGAACAAGTACATCCCGGAACTCGAAGATGACATCACGCCCGGACAGGATTCCGGCGGATTCTCGCGCCCCATGTTCGAGGTGCTGCCCCAATAGGAGGTGACAGATATGGAACTCGATTACGAGAAGCTGCTCACCCCGGGTGAGGTGGCTGAGATCTTCCGCGTGGACGTCAAGACGGTGTCCCGCTGGGCGCAGGCCGGGAAGCTCTCTTCGGTCCGCACGCTCGGCGGGCACCGCCGCTACCGCGACTCGGAGGTGCGGGCCGCATTCGATGCCGTGCAAGAAAAGCAGGCCGCGTGAGGTGGCTCCGCGTACTGGTGCACCGCCTCTTCCCGCAGCTGCACTGGTGGGCCGAGACGGCGCGCGGCCCGCTGCGCTGGATATGCGCCGGCTGCGGCGCGCAGACAACCGAACTCCCGTAACAGGAAAGAGAGATCTTCGTGACAACCCCTAATCCCTTCGCGCAGCCTGACCGCGGCGACCGGTTCACGCCGCGCGACCATCCCGAGTGGGTCGGCAAGCTGTTCCTGTTCTACCCGGACAGCGTCAGCCAGCACATGGGCACCGGGCAGAACGGCCAGCCTGAGCCGTACGACGCGGTCGAAGCCGACGTGGCGATCATCGACCTGGTCAACCCGGAGACGGGACAGCCGACCGTCCTGAGCAACGCACGCGTCGGCGGCAAGGCGCTGGTCCCGCAGATCAAGAAGCACTGCGGCGGCGGCATGGTGCTGGGCAGGCTCGCGCAGACAGCGGCGCAGGGACAGAAGTCCGGCGCCTTCTACCTGGCCGAGTACTCCGACGCCGACGTCCAGATGGCGACGCAGTACATCAACGCCCACCCGCGCAACGCCTTCACCCAGCCGACCGCGCAGGCGGCGCCTGCCCAGCAGCAGGCGTGGGGGCAGCAGCCTCAACACGTCTCGCAGCAGCTGCCGTACGACCCGTGGCAGGGCACACCCGGAGCAGCGGCACCGGCGGGCCCTCCGCAGGGGCAATGGGGCACACCTGCTGCCACGGCGACGCCTGCCCAGGCACCGACTGGTGCGGGTGCCCCGGCAGCGACTGCACCGGGTAGCCCGGCCCCTCAGTGGGGGAACCCTGCCGGTTCAGCGCAGGCAGCCCCTGCCCAGACCGTCCCTGCCTCTGGGTCTGCCGCCCTTGACCCGCAGCTGGTCGCGTTCCTGCAGAGCAAGGGCGTCAACCCGGAAGGGATGACGGCCGAGCAGGCAACGATGATCGCGAAGACCTTCCAGGCGCAGGAGCCGCCGCCCTTCTAGACCCGCCGCACCACCACGACGGACGCGCCCCTGGGGTCGCGTCCTTTTTCATGCCCGCAGCCGGGGCCCGCTGCATCCGGGCGGCTCCGGCTGCGCTTCACCCGCGAAAGGAACCCGCATGTTCCGCAGCAAGAATGTTCCACCGCCGACCGGCACCGGTCCGGCGATCACGCTCGACAAGGTCCCGCCGGGGCTGGTCAGCCTCACCAAGTCGGCCGCCGTCAGCCTGGAGAAGTCCGGGCTCACCGGCCAGCGCGCCGCCGTATACCTCGTCCTCGATCACTCGGGTTCGATGCACGGCTTCTACAAGGACGGCAGCGTTCAGCGGCTGGCAGAGCAGGCGCTGGGGCTGTCCGCCAACCTGGACGACGACGGCACGGTGCCGCTGATCTACTTCGGCACGGTTGCCGAGCGCCCGGTCGACGTCCGCCTGCACAGTCACACCGGGGTCATCGACGCCACGCACACGGCAGTGCGGTGGGGAACCACCAACTACGGCTCGGCCATGCGGTCGGTCATCGCGCACTACCAGCGCTCCGGCGCCACCGACCCAGCGCTGGTCATCTTCCAGAGCGACGGTGCCCCCGACAGCAAGCCCGACGCGAAGCACGCACTCCAGGACGCGTCCTCGCTGCCGATCTTCTGGGCGTTCGTCGGATACGGGGAGCGCATCGAGTTCCTGGAGAAGCTCGATGACCTGCGCGGCCGGAAGGTCGACAACGCCAGCTTCTTCCACGCCCGCGACCCGCACACCGTGAGCGACGCCGACCTGTACGACGGCATCACCCACGAGTACGCGGGCTGGCTGGCCGCCGCTTCCGCCGCCGGGATCATCCGGTGAGCTGACCCATCCGAGGGGCTCCGGAAGCGGGGCCCCTCTTCGCGTGAACGGAGATGCGATGGATTTCGAACGGGCGTCGAAGGCGTACGCCGTTGTCGTCGTCGTGATGGCCGTCGTCGGCAGCCTGATCATGCTGGCGATCGGGTTCGGCCTGGCCGTCTGGCTGTGGCAGCACGCCCTGTAAATGACAGAGAACCTGATCGCCCACGCCATCGCCGCAGTGCAGCGCGGCTGGTCGGTCTTCCCCTGCAATCCGGCCGGGACCACGTGCCCTCAGTCCGGCGACGTCATCGACAAGCAGCCGCACCTCATCACCCCACAGCAGCCCTACAAGATCCGATGGGGGGAGTGGGCGACCACCGACCTGAACAAGATCATCGAAGCGTGGACGTACTCGCCCCTCGCGAATCCGGCTATCGCGTGCGGGCCGTCGGGCCTGCTGGTCGTCGACTGCGATGTCTGCAAGGGGCCGGGCCAGCTGGAGGGCACGCCATACGCGGCGCTGCACGAGAAGCTCGGTCCGCTGGTCGACGGCACCGACGTGCTGCGCCACCTCTGCGAGCTGTACGGCGGCAGCTGGACAGAGCTGATGGACACCCACCGGGTGCAGACCGGGCGGCTCGGCCTGCACCTGTACTTCCGGTGGCCGCCGGGCCTGACCGCCTCGCAGGCGTCCCCGGTCAAGGGCCTGGTCGACGTGCGGGGCAATGGCGGGTCGCAGGGCGGCTATGTACTGGCGGCCGGCTCACGCACCACGTCCGGCCCCTACATCGCGGAGAACGACCTGCCCGTGCGCGACGCCCCGCCATGGCTGATCGAGCTGTGCCGGGAGAAGCCCCGCCCCGCACGTCCGCTGTTCGCGCAGCCGCGCCGCGGCGGCTCGATCGGCGGGCTGGTCGACACCGTCCGCGACGCCGCACCGGGCAACCGCTCGAACGCCCTGTACTGGGCTGCCCGTTCCGCGTGCTCCGACGGCATCGCCATCGAGGACGCCGTCGACCAGCTCGGGGCGGCATACAGCGGCGACGGCGGGCAGCGCCAGGCGGAAGCAACGGTGCGCAGCGCGTACCGCAATCAGCAGAAAAAGGAGGGAAGGTGATTCACCACCACGGTGACGGCGCCCTGCTGCTGGTCGGCGACGCGCTCGAAGTACTGGCGGCCGCCCCCGAGCGGTCGGTGAACTGCATCGTCACCAGCCCCCCGTACTACGGGCTCCGCGACTACGGCGCGCCCGGCCAGTACGGGCTGGAGCCGACGCCCGCTGCGTATGTCGAGACGATGCGTGCGCTGTTTGCTGAGGCGCGGCGCGTGCTCGCCGACGACGGGACGCTGTGGCTGAACCTGGGAGACAGCTACAGCTCAGGGATGGGGGCGCCCAATAAGGATTTCAACGAGCGGTGGCACGGAACGGGGAACAGCGGGCAGCGTAAGCAGGAGGGAGGCAGACCATCCTTCCGCAGGGACGGGGCGACAGCGGCGGCCGCCAGGCGCACCGTCACGGGGATGCCGACCGAGAATCTGCTCGGCATCCCCTGGCGCGTCGCGTTCGCGCTGCAAGACGACGGCTGGATCCTCCGCAACGAGATCATCTGGCACAAACCGAATGCCATGCCGTCCTCCGTGCGCGACCGCCTGTCGAACCGGCGCGAGTCACTGTTCCTGTTCACCAAGAAGGCAAAGTACTTCTTCAACCTGGACGCGATACGCGAGCAGTACAGCGGAGACAGGGCACCCTCGCGCAGGGCGCACACCACAGCAAACAAGCCCCATACAGCGACCGGCAGGTGGAGCGTTGACAAGGTCGACGCGACGGGCCGCAATCCGGGCGACGTCTGGTCGATCAGCACCCGCCCGTTCCCGCAGGCGCACTTCGCCACCTTCCCGGTTGACCTGCCGCTGCGCTGCATCAAGGCGGGCTGCACGCCGGGCGGCATCGTCCTCGACCCGTGCAGCGGGGCAGGGACGACTGGGCTCGCGGCGCTTCAACTCGGCAGGCAGTACATCGGCATCGATCTGAACGCCGCGTACCACGACATGGCGATCGAGCGGTTCGCGAAGCTCGCCCCGAAGGAGGAGAGCATCCCACCCGCCCCACGCCGCGACTGACGCACTGGTGCGGGGTGGCGGATTCCCGGACCCGCTTGCGCTCGCCGAACGGGCGGGCGTAGAGCGGAACCACATCAACCGGCGGGCCCCGGCAAGCGGCTGCAACCCCGCGAGCCGGGACCTCTTGACCCCTGGAGACGTACCTCCAATGGCCCGCAAGAAAGGTAGCGCCGCACCCCCTGCGGTGATCAAGAGTTCTGACAGGTTTCCCGTTTCCTCTTCTGACGCCTCGCGCGTCCTGACCCTGCTCGCCGTCATCGCGGCCGTCGCCACCGTCGCCCTCACCGGCGGCGCCTTCTGGCTTTCGTACGAGCACCTTCACGATGTCGCCGCGGCTCAGGGGCTTCAGCACTCGCCCGCCAGGGCGTGGGCGTGGCCCGGCACTGTCGATCTCTTCATCGTCATCGGCGAAGTCCTCATCCTGCGTGCCTCGCTCATGCGGCGCATCGACTGGTGGGCCATCGCGCTCGCCGTCGCCGGATCGCTCGGCTCCATCGCCTTGAACGTCGCGGGGGTGGGCGCCGGAGCCGAACCCATGGACTACATCGTCGCCGCCGTGCCTCCCGTCGCCGCGCTGCTCGCCTTCGGCGCGCTCATGCGCCAAGTCCACGAAGCCATCGCGCGACGCGTCGCAACGCCCGGCGTTGCGGTGCAACGCACCCCCGTTGCGGCCATCTGCGCAGCGCCCCTGCGCCCCGTCTTCCGGTGGGCCGACGCGGTTCCTGCGGGGGTGCGGCTGCTGCCGCTCGTGGCGGCGGGCGCAACGCCCGTGGCGGTGCCGCCGCAGGGGCGTGGCGAGATGCTGACGACCAGTGAGGTCGCGGAGCGGCTGAACGTCAGCCCGAACACGGTCCGGTCCTACAAGCACCGCGGCACTCTGACTCCCGTTGCAGCCGATCCCGGGGGCGGGCACCTCTTCGACGCCCGGGATGTGGAGAAGCTGCGGGGTACGCCGTGAGCATCCCCGACGGCGCCACGGGGACGGTCATCAACGGGACCGAGCAGAAGGTCACGTTCAAGAAGGTCGGAGCGGACGACAAGCGGGAGATGTACGCGCTCGATCCTGATGCGCCGCCAATGCCCGTCGACACCCCGCAAGTCGCAGCCGACACGGGTACGTGGGCGGAGCAGCGCCGCGCCGACCTCACGGACGCGCCCGCGGTGCTGCCGTCCTGGCTGCGCAGCCTGCGGGAGTTCGCCGTCAACGTGCGCTGGACGCTGGCCTACTGCGTCCACTTCGGGGCGTTCCACCTGCTGCGCCTGCCGGTCTACCTGATCCGGCTGCTGCTGTGCGCCCCGCGCGGCACCGGGCGGCTCATCGTCCGGTGGGGCAAGTGGGTCGCGGACACCGAGGCGCGGCCGGTGACGGCCAGGGCCGCGGCGACAGCCGACATCGAGGCGTGGCTGGCCCTGTCGCGTGAGCACTCGCGCAGGGTGAGGCCGCGGCGCATCGCGTCCCTGGCCCTTGCGGGCACAGTGTTGCTGATCCTGTTCGTGGCCGCGCTGGCCGTGCCGCTGTGGTGCGGGGGCGCGGTGACCGCGGCCCTGGCTCTGGCCGGTGTGTACGGCCGGCGCGGGGACAAGCCGATCGTCACCCGCTACCTGTCCATCCACCTCCAGCGTCCGCTGGACTCCGAGGAGCTGGCTCAGGCGATCGAGGCGATCGGCGTCAAGGGCACGCCGCGGTTCGTCGCGCCGATCGCGGTCGACGGCCCCGGATGGCTGGCGCAGGTGGACCTGCCCGGCGCGACGCTCGCGGAACTGCTGCTCGACAAGCGCAAGGAGCTGGCCGCCGCGATGCGGCGCCCGTTGCAGTGCGTCTGGCCGTCGGTGGGCTCCGAGCATCCGGGGCGCGCGAACATCTGGGTCGCGAAGAAGGACCCGCGCACGATTCTGCGGCCGTGGCCGCTGCTCGCCGGGGGCACGGCGGACATGTACGGGGTGATCCCCTTCGGCGTCACCCCCAAGGGCGACCGTGAGCCGCTCGCCGTCATCGCGACCAACATGCTCATCGGCGGCGTGATGGGCTCCGGGAAGACCAGCGCGGTGTGCACGATCGCATGTGCCGGGGCGCTGGATCCCACCTGCGAGGAGTGGCTGTTCGAGCTGAAGGGCTCGGGTGACCTGGAGGGCCTGAGGCCCATCTGTCACCGCTACGTGCAGGGCGACGACGACGAGCACTGCGAGGCCGCGCTGGACGGGGGCTACGCCCTGGAGAAGGAGATGAAGCGGCGCAAGAAGATCGTCGCCGGTCTCCCCGTCGCGGATGTACCCACCGGGCGCAAGGTGACGCGCAAGCTCTCGGACAAGTACCCGCACCTGCGCCTGCACCCCATCCTCGCGATCTTCGACGAGGTGCACACGCTCTTCGAGCACCCCGTGTACGGCAAGGAGGCAGAGGCGGTCTTCGCCCGGCTGATCCGCAAGGCGCGGGCGTACGGCATCATCCTGGTGCTGACCACGCAGCGGCCCGACGCGAAGTCGATCCCCAAGAAGATCAGTGACAACGCGATCTTGCGCTTCTGTCTCGCGATCACCGGGCACACCGCGAATGACCTGGTGCTGGGCACCGGCATGTACAAGCGCGGGATCCGCGCGAACATCTTCGAGCCCGCCGAAGGAGACGACCCGAAGGACTCCGGGACCGGGTGGCTCGCCCGCTCCGCGACCAACGCGAAGATCGTGCGGGCGTACTTCATCCCGCAGGCGGACGTGCGCGATGTGGGCCGGCGCGGACTTGCCCTGCGGACCGCGGCCGGAACGCTGTCCGGTGAGGCCGCTGGCCAGCAGATCGAGAAGCCCGACCGCACGACCATCGCCGACCACGTCCACGCCATCTGGCCGGACGGCGCCGACGCGGTGCACAGCCACCGGCTGGTCGAGTCGCTCGCGCTGTATCTGCCGGAGCTGTACGGCTCGTGGATGGAGACAGAGAAGGCTGTCGCAGAGATGAGCCCGGACGAAGTACGCGACGTCCAGGCCGTCCGTTCCACGGCGCTGTCGGCCGCCCTCAAGGTGCACAAGATTCCGACCCGGCAGATCACCATCCGGGACTGCTGCGGGGGAGCGAAGGGCGTGCGCTACGCCGATCTTCCCGACGCCAGAGACGTCGACGAGGACGACGAAGACCCGGCTTCGGCAGCGGTCTGAGGTTTCACCGCGGCCCGAAACCGGTTTCGGGCCCGATATCGACGCGATCACTGGCGCGGCCTGCGGAAGTTTCGGGTTTCGGCCCTGTGCCGCGCCACCTCATATGCCCTGCGTATCCGCCGCGACGACACCCGATGAAAGGACCCCGCATGACCCGCGTGTACAGCAAGAGCCAGCTCGCCCGCCGCGTCTGGCTCACCGGCCGTATCGCCAAGCAGGCAATGGCCGATGACGAGTACAGCGAAGACACCTGCGTCGACCCGAAGTTTCAGCGCGAGGTCGACCGCATCGACCGTCGCGCAGAAGAAGAGGGCGGCTACCGCCAGTACGAGGCGAGGCGGCATCTGGACGAAGCCCGCCGCACAGCAGCGGCAGCGAAGGTCCGCCTGGACGCCGCAGCCCCGAAGGACAGGCGGCATGCCCGCATCACCAAGAACGACGCGGAGGCGGCGCTGAAGCGGGCCGAGCGCGCCGCCCGCAAAGCGGGGATCTGACCGTGCCCATCCCGCCCTGCCCGCCCGGCCAGTGCCCGCAGTGCTGGACGCACGCCTACGACAAGAGCATCCACCGCCGCCTCGCTCCCCGCGAGGACTGCCCGCAATGCGTGAACCACATGGTCACCAAGTGCGGCGGGTTCTACCGCAAGTGACCCTGGAGGGACGCCATGAATCTGATCAACCCCGGTGCCGGAAGTGAAGTCGAGATCGAAGAAGACGGCGACTTCACCGTCACCTTCCCGATGAAGCTCCCGGTGCCCGCTGACGAAACCGACGACTGATGCACTCCCCGTTGCAGCCGTGGCACCAGTGCCACGCACCCCCGGTTCAGGCGCCGCAGTACCTGGGCACCGACGCGGACGGCCAGCCTCTCTACGGCACGCCTCCCGCTGCCCCCGCACCGGGGGGCGTTGCGCCGTTGCAGCCGATCGTTGCGCGGCCGTGGGGCGCCTACCTCGGGGGCGGCTGCCTGGCCGTGATCGCGCTCGCGATTCTCGGCACCGTTGCGGTGTTCCTGATGCTCGGCCTCGCCGCCGTTGCAGTGTGCATCGGCCTCGCCGCAGTCGCGCTGACGATCTGCGTCCTCGTGCTGCGCTCGATGTGGCGCGACTACCAGCGAGAGAAGGAGTAATGATCGGCAATGCCTGAAACCCGGCTCGTCTGCCTGGACGAGACTCACGCGGCCGCCGTCCTCGGCGAAGCGACCCGCCCCGGCGACACCGTCCACACCGTTCGGCAAGAGGGTGCCGTCATCGTCATCGGTTACGTCGACAAGCGGTGGCCGCTGGATGTCGCTGACTGGGCTGGAGAACACGGCCACGCCTCGGACCACCAGGCGGCGTCAGTGATCGCCCGCCTCTGACCCAGCCCACCCGCACCCGCGCCCCGTTGCCACCGGCAGCGGGGCGCCTCGCATTCAGGAACCCGCCATGACCGTTCTCATCGTCACCACCTACCTGGCCGCCATGCTGCTCGCGTCCCGCATCCTGTACGGCCGCGCCCGGCGGCGCGGCATCGACGCACTCGCGGCGCAGTGCAACTTTCACGACAACGGGCCCAGGTACAAGGACCCCGTCACCGCCTGGACGCGGCAATGCCAGGCCGATGCCGTCCTTAAGGCGACGTTCTTTGCCTTCGTCTGGCCGCTGACCCTGGCCGGATCCGCGGTGTGGTGCTTCGTCACCGCGAGCCCGCCGCCTTCCATGCACGAGATCCGGCAGGAGAAGGCGGCAGCGCTGGCCCGCATCAAGGAGCTGGAGCAGCAGTTGGGGATCGTCCGGTGAACGGCTACCCGCACCGTGTCCGCCTCGTGCGCGGACACCTCACCCACCTCGCCCGTGTTTGGCGCAGCAGCTGCTCCGTCATGCAGCTCATCACCGCCTGCGGCCACACCTACGCCCTGCGCTCGATCGCCGACATGAACGCCGAAGGGCGGGTCTGCCCCGGCTGCAAGGCAGCTGTCGAGCTGCCCGGATCCGCACCGATGGAGCGGTGAGCCATGGCGTTCATGGCAGTGACCATCGCCGAACTGCGCATGCGGGTGGCCGAGCTGGAGGTCAAGGCCGCCCGGCTCGACATCGGCTATCCGGGCGAGAGCACGGGGACCGCCTCGCGCCGCTATCGCGACCGGCAGCGCCTGCAATGCCTCGCCCGTGACTACAAGCGACTGATCGAACTTGCCGAGACAGGCCAGTGAGCAGTGGCTAAGGGCAAGCGCGAGACAGCCCAGCAGATCAGTGACGAGAAGGTCGCCAAGATCCGGGCGGACATAGCGAGATGGTCAGCGGGCCTCTGGGCAAGGGAAGTCGCCCCGGGGCCCGCTTGCGTATGCGGCCTCGCCCGCGAGGGCGCACCCCCGAAGCAATGCCACCGGCACAAGGAGGAACCACATGCCGATCAACACTGACCTGCTGATCAAGATCCGAGACAAGATCCGGGAACACCCGGAGCAGCACGACCAGGCCCACTGGGCAAGGCGCACCTCATGCGGCACTACGTACTGCATCGCCGGATGGGCGGCCGTTCTCAGTGGGGCCAGGCTCGACTGGAGCGACCACTGGACCGACCAATACGAGGGCGGGGCGCGCGCGGACACCGTGAACAGCGGGGCTGAAACGATTGATGACTATGCGCAGCGTGTCCTGGGTCTCGACAACGAACAGTGCGCCCTCTTCGACACGGACAACGGCGGCGCCCTGACCCGGCTCGATGAGCTGATCGTGGAGGGTGGCGCTGCGGCGTGAACACGCAAGTCAAGCGCAAGCGCCGTCTGCCCGTCGCCCCGCCCGAACCAGCACGCGCCGACTGGCGCCGGGCCTACTGCCCCGGGTGCGGGGAAGTCCAGCGCAATTACGGGCCGTGGCGCGCACTGCACGTCGGCCTCGTCACCCCGCACCTGCGCGCGGTCGTTCCTGACACGGCGCCGCGTTCGCGCTGGGCAGAGAAGACGACAGAGGTCCGGTGCGGCGGCGGGCCGGTGGACCTGATCGCCGACCGGGCGCCGTGATGACTACCTACTACTGCCGGAAGCCGCACATGCGCTTGGGGGACCGGTGCGTGCACGATGCCTGCCGCCCCCAGGAGTCGGTCGCTCAGGAGCTGAAAACCATGGACCCCGTGACCCTGCCCCGCTACACGGCGACGCTCAACGTCCAGCGGGACGACGCGGAAGGCGAGGTGATCGTGCACGGCGTCGTCACCGGCACCGCAGCCGCCGTGACCACCGCCGTGTGCTCGCTGGCCGACGCGTTCAAGGACGAGGAGGAGCGGTGAGGGACGCCGAACGTCTCGGCTGCTACCTGGAAGCCGTCCGCCACGCCGTAGCTCCGTACGGGCCGTGGGGACCCGAGTACGACGCCGCCGCCCACGCCGTGATGGCGCTCGCGGATGCCGAGCTGGAGAGCGCGAACGGACAGATCGAGGCACGGCGCATCGAATTGCTCCGTGTGAACGAGAGGTACGCCGAAGAGAGCGCCCGCGTCCGAGCGGTAGCCGACGCGATCGACACAGAGATGCGCACCGAGCCGGACACACAACGCGCAGCCATGCAGCACGAGGCCGTGATCCGGATCAACGCCGCACTGGACGAACAGGACCCTCATGCCTGAGCACAAGCAACGCAGGCGCCGCAAGGCGCTGATCATCACCACCTCCGGGGCCGCCTTGATGGCGGCCCTTCTTCTTGCCCCCGGCGCGGAAGGCGCACCGTCGCCCAACGCCATGCCCAAGGGCGACCTGCCGGGGTGGAAGCAGGCGTGGGCGGAGAACTTCAACAGCGCGGTCACCGCGCCCGTCCCGGTCGGCTCGTTCAGCGGCTGCAACAATCACGTCGACACCCCGCGCGCCTACTGCTCCGGGCTCACGGGCAAGTGGCGCGACACACTGTGGGCCTACCCGTCCGGGTGGGAGGACACCGCGAAGTCCGGCGCCGACGGCAACACGGGCGCCCCGTACGGCGGGACGTACGAGCCGCAGAAGACCGTCTCGGTCGGCAAGGGATACGACGGCACCGGCACGCTGAAGGTCTCCATGTACCGGCCCGCGAGCGGCGGCGACAACGTGGTCGGCACCGTCGTGCCCCGGCGCTGCATGGACCTGCGCGACGGAAGGTACAGCGCCCGCATCAAGGTCACCCGCGCCAACCCCGGGTTCAAGTCCGCGTGGCTGCGCTACGAGGGCAGCAGCGCAGAGCTGGACTACCCGGAGGTCGACGACTACCGGGGTACCAACGTGGCCGCGTTCAGCCACGGCAGCGGCAGCGAGTGGAACGTCCAGACCTCCGCGTACATGACCACGGCGCACACCTACACATGGGAGCGGCGCGGCGACACGGTCAGCGTCTACCTGGAGGGCAAGAAGCTGCGCACCGGCGCCACGTCGCTGACGACCAGCTCGTGGATCTGGCAGAACGAGTCGCGGATCGAACGGGACCGCAGCCGCACCGGCGGCGGCTACGCGGCGCCCGGCGCGAAGGCGACGCTCGAAGTCAGCTGGGCTACCTGCTACGTGAGGAAGTGACCATGGAGTTCACGATCACGATCGCCCCGGTCCGTCCCGCCTCGGGGCGGTGGGCCTGGAGCGTGGAGCGGAAGGGGGAGGACGGCCCCTCGACCAGCGGGCGGGCGGAATCCGAGGAGGCGGCGCGGCGGAGGGCCGAGGAGTGCGCCGAAGAGATGGCGCAGCAGATCAACCAGCGCCGGACCTACACGTACACGGCGGGCGAGGGGACCCGGTCATGACCGAGCGCGAAGACCGCCTGGCCCGCTACCTCGCGGCCAGGCACAGAGACCAGATCACCGGTTCACCGGCCGCCCGCCACGAGCTGGCTGCCGCGGCGCGCGAGCTGGAAGAGCACGGCGAGGATGTTCCGGAGGCGATGCCGTCATGAGGTCCCGCACCCACGCAACGCCCTGCGACTACGGCCTGTCCGGACCGGGCGGCACCGCACCGTGCATCTGCGGGGTGAGCGCCGCGCAGCTGAGCGCGGATCAGCTGATCAGGACGGTGGCGCTGGAGGCGGCGGTCAGCCTCGACATGGAGATCTCGCCGTCCGAAGTCCTCAACATCGCCCGCCGCTTCGAGACCTACCTCCGGGGTGAGCGATGACCAGTCCCTTCATCCGCCCCGACGCCCCCGCGCAGCCGCCCGGGGGCGTCCGCCGTTTCTGGGCCACGTACGGCTCCGACTGTGAACGCTGCGGAACCAACATCGACTACGGCGACGAAGCGGGCTACATCGACGACGACGATGCCGCCTCGTGCGGCGACTGCTGTGACGAAGCGGAGGACAACGGCCTATGAGCGACCGCACCATGCCCTGCCCGGTCGCGGCGTGCACTCACGAAGCGTGGGTGGCGCCGGGCGACGAAGACACGTCCTTCTCCGAGCTGTGGGACCACGTCGTGCGCAGGCACCAGGTGTCCGGTGAAGGTGCCTCGCACCTCATGGCCCTGGTGGCGGTGCAGGAGCGCAGCGGCAATGTCCCGACGTGCCCGAACTGCCACCGCGTCTACCCCTGCATCTGCCCGTGAACGACTGGCTCGCCGTCGCGGTGTGCGGCGCCACCGGGGGAGCGGCGGGCTACACCGTGTCCGCGCTGCGCCCCACCGGCCGGCGCCGCGGTGAGCACCGCAGCCTGTGGCAGCGGGCGGTGCCCCGCGGTCCGCGCGAAGCAACCGACGTCCCGGTGACGGGACTTGATCCGAACATCGACGACGCCCCCACCGAACACATTCCCGTCCCCGGTGGGGGCGTCCGCATCCCCGAGGGGGAGCAGTGATAACCGTACCCATCAACCTCGAACACATCCTGGACGACAGCCGCGTGCACGAGCTGGACGCCTCGTACCTGCACTACGACCCCGAAGACCCTTACGCGGTGATGCTCGACATCGGCGCCACGAGCACCGGCGAGCGCATCGAGTGGACCCTGGCCCGCGACACGCTCGCCGACGGCATTACCACCCCCGCGGGCGCCGGACGCGGCGACGTCACCGTCTGGCCGTGCGACGGCGGTATCCATATCCGGCTGTGCAGCCCCGAAGGGGAAGCGCACCTGCACGCGGAGGCCGGGCAGATCGAGGCGTTCCTCACCCTGTCCTACGCGATGGTGCCGCTCGGCTGCGAGCTGGACGGCATTGACGTCGGCGCCGAACTGGACAAGATCTTCGGAAAGGCAGCCTGATGAGATTCGAAGACCCGCCGCGGCAGCGCCAGGGCACGGGTGTGGACCACCGCGTCATCGCTGAGGGCCTGAAGGCGAGGCCCGGCGAGTGGGCCGTGATCGCGGAGCACGCCCGTATCGGCACCGCCAGCACCGCCGCGTACCGTATCAAGCGGGGCATCACCGCTGTCTACCAGCCCGCGGGCGCCTTCGAGGCGCTGGCACGCACCGCCAACGGCAAGGCGCTCCTGTACGCCCGGTTCGTGGGGGAGAGGCGCGATGCCTGAGCAGACGCCCGCCCTTTTCCCGTGCACCGAGTGCGCACACCCTGGCGGCATCCGTGTCACCAAGCAGGGAGTCCTCTACTCCCACGACCGGCCCGAACAGTGCCCCGGCTCCCGTCGGCCGCCGTCGGAGACGGGTGCGTGCAGCGAGTGCACGCACCCGTCCACCCCTGTCACCAAGGAGGGCGTGCTCCAGGATCACAACTGGGGCGTCAAGTGCCCCGGCTCGGGCAGGCCACCGGCGGGAGGCACGACGCCTGAGCCCAGCGCACGCGACAGGCTCATCTGGCTGAAGCCCTGGGACTGGTCAATGCATGACATCGCCCAGCTGATCGACGCCTACCGCGACGAAGTGCGCCGCGAGGCAGCCGAGACCGTACGCGGCAGGCGGCTGAGGACGGTCGTCAGCTACAGCGACGAACGGGTCAACCGCGCCCTGGAACGGGCCGCGATCAAGGTCGAGAGGGGTGAGGAATGAGCGCGCGGCATCGGTTTCAGGAGCGCATCTACGACTCGTTGGTCAGCTTCAACAAGGCCGCCCACTGGGATGTGCTGCGGCGGGCGCAGGCGCGGCAACACCTCGCCGAACACCTGGCGAGTGACCTTGGCGCCGCCAGCGCCGCCTTCGTCCGCGCCGCGAAGGTGCGCGAGCCCGTCGATGGAGCGGAGCGGTACCTGAACGCGGTGCTCGAAGACGTGGCGCTGAGGATCGAAGGGGGGCGGGGATGAGCGAGTCCGCGATCACAGACCTGCGGCGGGAGCTGGAGAAAGCCCGCCACGCCCTGGTCGATGCACAGTCCCACCTGTCCGCCCATGCCCACATGAACGCCGCCCTTCACTGCGCCACCGACGTGTTCTTTTCACCGCTCCACGCCAAGGTCACCGCAGCCATCGCGGGCATCGAACACACCCTGACGCGAACCGAGCAGGGCACCGTCACCGGTCCGGACGGCCGCCGGGCTGACGAGATGGCCCGGGTACTCGCCGACCTTGACCGCTGCGAGCACGGCCGCCACGAAGGCGACGGCTGCGCGGGCTGCCCCTCCGGGATATCTCCCGGAAACCCGCACCTGCCCCCGGGCACAGTCATCGGCTACGGCCTGCACGGCAGCCAGATCGTCATGCCGCACCGCGACGCCAAGCACGACCCGGTCGCCTGGCGCGTCCAGGCGACAGACCGAGAGGAGCGGCCGTGAAAGCGATCACCGCCTTCTGGCGCGACATCTGGTGGTGCCTGCGCCACCCCGCCGCACCGGCAGACGCCTCGCCCTACCAGCCGATGGAACGGCGGGTCATCACGGCTGACGAAGCGGCGGGGCTGGGGCTGGTCGCAGAGACCTGTGACGGCAGCGACGGGTGCGACATCCACCAGACGTGGCACATCCGCGACGCCAGGCCGCACACCCAGAAGGAGAAGAGCGATGACTAAGTACACCGTGCCGCTCAGCGGCTACGCGTCCGCGACGGTCACCGTCGAGACGGATTCCACCGACCCGGAGAAGATCCTCGATCTCGCCTACGAGGAGGGCGTCCCCGGCATCTGCGCGCAGTGCAGCGGATGGGGGCGCGACCACTCGCTCGGACTCGGGGACGAATGGGAGCCCGTCACCGACCCCAAGACGAAGACCGCGATCGTCTACGACGAGAGCGGCCAGCCGGTGCAGGCACCCGGAGACGACGAGGAGGAAGGCGATGAAGAGTAAAGATCCAGCAGCGGGCGCCTGCCCGCGCTGCCGCAAGGAGATCCCCCTGGTGAAGGACAGCCAGGGGGATCTTGTTTTGCGGGAGCACTTCACCGTGGGCGTGAAACAGGGGTACAAGCTGATCCCGTGCCGGGGCGGCCAGTCCGCGCCGGGCGCCCCGGCGGACGACAGCGGCGACTGGTCATGGGTCGCGCCGGGCAAAGAGGCGGGCCACAGCCTCAGCGAGTTCGACGAAGCAGGACGCGGCGCCTTCGCGCAGGTGGATTTCATGCCCGTGGAGACGTCCCCTGGCGGGGCATGCGACGCCACGGACATCAGCTGCATCTGCCACCGCAGGGGATGCGACGGTACGCACCGCTGCTCCTGCGGCCGCAGATGGACGGGCGAATCAGGCACCGGCAGCTACCTCTGGGTCCGGCCGGTATGGGGAGGAGGCTCATGACCCGCTGCCCGCGCTGCGGCGCACAGCCCGATGTCGTCGTCTCCCGGCGGGGGCCGTGCTTCGCCGGACACGAGATGCGTCTGTTCTCGCAGAGTGCCGTGCGCACTCGCTGCCCCGGCTCCTTCACGGCAGCCCCCGGCGAAACCGCGGCCCGGGGCGCCATACCGCGTCAGGCTCAGGGCCATGCCCCCGGCTAGGCGCAGCGTGTGCGGGGCAGGCCTGCACGACCTCACCGACCCTGCCAACGTCGGGTTCTACAAGCGCAAGTGCGGCCACACGACGCGCTACTGCCTGCCGTGCAGCCACCGCAGGAGCCAGGAGCACAGGCGGCGCGAGCGAAAAGCGGCGTTGGAGCTTGCGCCGGTAGTGCGGCGGCCCCGGCGCGGCGGCGGTTTGGGCATCCTCCAGGCCGTCGCCGACGGCGAGACGGCCGACGAGGCAGCTGAGCAACTGGCCCTCACCCGCGACGCCGTCCACGGCTGCCTGGTGCGGCTGCGCCGCCGCTACGGGGTCGCCAGCACCGCGGCGGCGGTCGCGGTTGCCCTGGCCACGGGCGACATCAGCCCGGTGAGGGGGCAGCCGCTGCCGCCGCGCAACAACACGACGCGCAATCACGCGCGTTCTCTGCTGCGGCTGCTCAGGGGCGAGCGGGCGCCCCGGGGCCACGGCGCCGCCTACGAGCGCATGCTGGATGACCTGTACGCATTCAGCGAGCCGCATGCCGTGAGCGTCCTGTGGAAAGCCCGGATCATCACCGCTGACGACGTACGTCCTCTACTGGAAGAAGCGGCATGAGACCACCCGTCATTGATCGCAGCACCCGGTGACAGCAACAACAGGAAAGGCGCGTGGCCGTGACGGAGACAGCGGATCAGGACGGCCACGCGCCCGCCTTCCCTTTGATCCTCTATACGCTCGCCGACTACGCAGCCACGCTCGGCCTTGACGACCAGGTCCGGCTGGTCGAACCGCAGATACCCCCGCCACTGCTGCCGGAATTCCTCGGAGTCGTCCAGCGGCGGCGTGAGGAAATCCGGCAGGACGAAGAGGGGCGCCGCAGGAAAGGAGCCGCCGAATGGGCTGACGTACTCCAGCAGCGCCGCGAAGGCGCGGAAATCGATGCGGCGCGGCAGCGGGAAGCAATGCCCCGTGCCTGGGCGCCCATTGACATCGCGGCGGCATGGGATGCCGCAGAAGACGAAACCCGTACGGAAGTCGGCTACCTCTCGGGGGACATGCCCATCGGGCTGTTCTACCGGGGGAAGCTGAACGGCGTCCACGCCGAATCCGAGGCGGGCAAATCGTGGCTGTCCTGCCTCGTGGCCGTCCAGGAGATCACCTCTCACCACCACGTCGCCTACATCGACTTCGAGGACGACGCGACCTCGATCGTGCGGCGCCTGAAGCTGCTCGGAGCCAGACGTGAGGACGTGATGGCCTTCTTCCACTACCGCAATCCCACCGGGCCGCTCACGGCCGCGGACGAGGAGGGGCTGCAAGAGCTGATCGAAGTGCGGGGCTCACTGGCGGTGTTTGACGGCATGACCGAGGCCATGTCCCACGAGGGACTGGACGGCCGGCTGGAGAACGACGTCGCGGCGTGGCACGCGAAGGTGACGAAACCTTTCGCTGCTGCCGACTGGGCTGTGGTGGTCCTCGATCACGTACCGCACGGCGAGAAACGGGCCATCGGCAGCCAGCACAAGCGGTCCGCGCTCACCGGGGTCAGCTACCTCCTGGAGCTGATCAAGCCCATCGGCAAGAACATGAAGGGCAAGAGCCGCCTGAGAGTCGAGAAGGACCGCGGGGCGTGGGTGCGCGCCCACGCGGTCCCCGGACCGCGCCCCCAGTGGTTCGCGGACATGGTCATCGACTTCGAGGGCAAGGCGGCGCCGACCGCGAACGTCTGGCCTGCCTGGCCCCACGACGATGCGGAGGCGCGGGGCTTTGAGGACGCACCGCCGCAGAAGCTGTGCGAGGCCGTCACGGGGTTTGTGGCGGGCAATCCGGGGTGCAGTGCGCGGGCGATCCGCCAGGGCGTCACGGGCGCGACGGACCGGATTCTGTGGACGATCGAGTGGCTGACTGCGCAGGGCCATCTCGTGGCGTCGAAGGCGGGAACTCGGACCGCCCATGGTCCGGGACCGGTCCCCTACGAGGGGACCAAGATCGAGGACCACTGTACAGAGGACCGGTCCGTGTTCGTCCAGGACCACCTCACCGGCCAGTGAGGGCCGGATTTTTGTATACGACCAGGTCAGAGCCCTTATCAGTACATTTTTCGAGTGGTCCCCGGACCGGTCCCGGACCGCTCAGGACCGGTCTTTTAGTGGTCCCGGACCACTCCGGACGTTTGCCCAGGTCAGGACTGGTCTCTAGTGGTCCTCCCCCGTCCGTCCTATAAGGACGGGGGCCACGGACCGGTTCCGGACACGTTGCGAAGATCAAAAGAGAAAGGATCTTGCTACGGCTACGCGAAGCCTCATGGACACAGAAATCAAGATCGCGACTTGCAACCGCTGCGGAAGCGTCGTGCTGGCCGCTCAGGTCTCGGGACTTGCCGCGGCGGCGGACCCCATCCCGCTGGACGCGGAGAGCTACCGGGCCGCGCTGATCGCGGGCCGCTGGACGTACGACGTCATCACCCGGTCCGGCCGGCCCTGGAAGCTGCGGCTGCGGACCGCCGCCGTGTCGGCCACACCGTGCGACATCGTGGCGTCGCATGCGTGCGGCGCACGCGGCCAGGACGCCATGGGCGTCACCGAGGTGGCCGTGGACGCTCCCCGGGCCCGTGTGACCGCTATCGGGCGCCCGGACCCGCCCTGTGCCTCCGCGATGCCTCAGGCGGGTCCTGCGAGCGCTGTGACGCCCCGCCCTTCCAGGAGCTGGCCGCACCGCTGCCGGACCTGCCGCCGCCTCATCGAGGGCGGCGAGCCGTACATGGCCATCGACCACGACAGCTACCACTGGGCCGTTCACGACGTGTGCCCCGTGCGCGTGCCTGTGTGCGCTTCTGACGGCCTGTAGGCCGCGTGACGGGCCCCGGCGACCCTGAACCCTTCAGCGGCCTTCAGGGGCCGCTCCTTCATGATCAGGAAGAGGAACCGTGCTGGACTTCTGGAAACTGATCGAACTGCTGCACTCCTCACGGCATCCGGCACAGGTGAAGGTGGCGGTCACTGAGTGCCCGTTCCACGAGCCCAGGGCGTTCGAGGCGGAGGCTCGCCGCCTCACCCGGCTGGCGAGGCTCGGTATCGGCAGGCGCTCATGATCTGCGAGCACTGCACATGGGCCGCCGACCGCCCCGTCGCCGCACGGGAGTTCCCCGAGCAGGGCCATGCCGCCCGCCCCGGCTGCGACTGCCAGCACGGCGCCAGCAAGCCGCACGGCTACTCGGGCGGCATTGATGGCGAGTGATCCCGAGTTCATCGCCGATCTCGTTCGGCAGCTCGTCAGCGGCTGGGAGGAGCGGATCGAATACCAGGTGCCGGTCACACAGCATGTGACGCTGTGCCAGATACGGAGATCGTCTATGCCGCCCGGCAGACGCAGGCATCATGAATGCGAATGCCCTGCTGCTGTCGAGGCGCGGGCCCGGACCCTGCAATTGCCCAGCCTGATCGTCCAGTTGCAGGAAGCTGTCACCGAGCCGGTATCGAAGGCGGGCGGTGACGGCATAGGAGCCATTGACAGGCCGCACTCCAATCCGCCTGGGAATGGTGAGGCGCTGGCGCTGCTGCTGACCATTAGAGCCGATGCCCACGACTATTACGACGCCCTTCGCGCGGTGCTCTATCCCGGGCATGGCGAGCGGAAGGGCGTCACCGTGCTCAGTGCGCTGCGGGCCATTCCTGACTGGTGTGCGATGGCGGGCGAAGCCGGGCACGACGATCTCGTCTACGGGATCAAGGAGGACTTGCGCAAGCGCGTCCGCACGGCGCGGATCATCCTCGGCTACGACTCGCCGATGGCGATGCTGGCCGATGTCCTCTGCGGCGACTGCGGGGGCGCGCTGATCGTTGCTGGTGATGCGTCAACGGATGTGCGCTGCATCGGGACTCCCGAGGCGGCGCCGTGCGGTACGAAGTACTTCAGATGGGACTGGATCAAGTTGCTGGAGGACCTATGACACAGACGATCAAGCACGCGGCGGCAGACAAGGTCATGACCCTGGACGAGATCGAGGCCTTCTGCCGCCAGGTCCGCGCGGCCGGGGCGGCGGGCACCGGCTCGCCGAAGGTGCGGATCACCTTCGGCGGGCAGCTGCGGAGCATGGAGATCACCGTGGATGGCGAAGCCCCGAAGGGCGGGGTGCAGTGACCGCCGACCTGCCTGCGTTCCTGCGGGCGCGGTACGACGAAGAAGCTGAGGCTGCGGAGAAGGCCGGGCGCGACGCCTGGCATTACGACATGTTCGACCGCAGCGGTGGCGTGGTATTCGCCTCCGGTGAGCGGCCGATCGTCGAGTTCGGTTTCGACCCGGAGCGGATGCATGCCCAGGACCGGGCGGCAGCCGACTTCCACCAGGCCGCCCATATCGCCCGCCATGATCCGGCCCGCGTCCTCAAGGAGATCGAGGCGAAGCGGCGGATCATTGCCGCGATCTTCAACTACGAAGCAAAGATCGATGGCGAATGGGGCTGTTGCCACGGCGCGGAAGCGATCGAGGCGGGGCTGTGCCCGGAGACGAACCCTGACGAGATCGAGGCGCTGCGCCTGCTCGCCCTGCCCTATGACGACCACCCCGACTACCGCGAGGAGTTCGGCCCGTGAGCGAGCCGTGCATCACGTTGCTGAGCGAAGACCTGCTCTCCAGGTGGGGCTTCAATGACGGAGATGATCCCGAGGAGTGGCTCGACTACTGCGAGGCTCGCGGGATCGACTACAACGAGATCGACTATCCGCTAGTGGATCTCGTACGCCGGTATCTGCTGCCGGTGATCGAACAGGCCGTGACGGTCGTGGAGATTGAGACGATCCACAACCCGATTCGCGTGGAGATGGTCGACGGCGTTGATGTTTCGGAAGTCTCGTACGGCAGAGCGCCGGAGCCGACGCTCACACCTGAGGGCGTCGATGTCCCGATGGCCGAAGTGCTTCGGCTCACGCGGGAGCTGGCGGCATGAGACTGGCCGACACCGAAGCCGCCTGCCTGTACTGGGGCTGCTCGCGCCGCTACCTGTACAAGCTGGCCAGCGAGGGCCGCCTGGTCCGTTACGGGACCGTGCAGCGCCGCCTGTGGAACCTGGAGGCGATGCCGCCGCGGGCTCCCGGAGAGCCCTTGCCGATGCCGCCCCCGCAACACCTGCGAAAGGGGGTGATTGCCATGTAGCGCTTGCGCGTGCACTATTGACCCGTACCAGGCATGCCGCGAGGCAGCCTGACCAGACGTTAAAGCCCGCCGCGTGCGGGCTTTTTTGCTGCGCAAGCCGCTGAGCGGCAGCGCCAGTCACAACCCGCGCCATGCGCGGTTACAGCGGCCCCATCGCGGGCCGCTTCCTTATGCCCGCACCTGGCGGGTGGCCTGAGCGGGGCAGGCCCAACTCCCATCGGAGATCTCTCATATGGGGCACAACCACAACAAGCACCGCAAGACCAAGGGCGCCCGGACCAAGCGCGCTCTGGCCACGACGGGCGTCAGCGCCCTCGTGGGTACAGGCGTCACCGTCACCGGGGCAGGCACGGCAGACGCCGCCCCGGTCAGCGTGTGGGACAAGGTCGCCAAGTGCGAGTCCGGCAACCGCTGGAACATCAACACCGGCAACGGTTACTACGGCGGGCTTCAGTTCAGCGCGTCGACCTGGCGCGCGTACGGCGGGGCGAAGTACGCATCCCGTGCTGACCTCGCCACCAAGGCACAGCAGATCCAGATAGCCGAGAAGGTGCTCAAAGGCCAGGGCCCCGGAGCATGGCCCGTGTGCAGTAAGCGGGCCGGCCTCACCCGAGGCGGCACCGTACCTGCCGTGCCCAAGGCGGCGCCCGCTGCACCGAAGGCGGTCGTCAGCGGCAGCGCGGCGAAGGCTGTGGCGTACGCGCTGAAGCAGGTCGGCAAGCCGTACGTCTGGGGCGGCACCGGCCCCAGCAGCTTCGACTGCTCCGGCCTGGTGCAGGCGGCATGGCGCACTGCGGGCGTTTCGATCCCGCGTACGTCTCAGGCGCAGCTGGCCGGACTGCGGCGGATCTCACCCTCGCAGGTGCGGCCGGGTGACCTGGTGATCTACCGGGGTGGCGGTCACGTCGCGATGTACATCGGCGGCGGCAAGATCGTTGAAGCGTCGAAGCCCGGCACTCCCATCCGCGTCGCTCACTGGCGCAGCGGCTGGTACGCCTCTGCGTTCACTGCTGTGGTACGTCCCGCTGGCTCGACAGCAGGGGGGCCTGCACACCAGAGCGCCCCGTCCGTCCCGAAGAGCAAGGGCGCCACCACGAACCAGGGCGTGCCGTCCAAGCCGAGGGTGGCGGCCAAGACCAAGGGCGCTGAGCAGCGCAGGGCTGCGCCTCGCAGCGGCAGAGCGCCCGCCACGTGGGGCGGCAAGGCGTACAAGGTCAAGAGCGGTGACTACCTGCACCGCATCGCCAGGGCCCACAACATCAAGGGCGGTTGGCAGGCGCTGTACGCAGGCAACCGCAAGACCGTCGGCAGCAACCCGCACCTGATCCATCCCGGTCAGGTGCTGCGTCTGTCCAGCTAGATCCGCTTCGCTTGTGCTGCCTGAACACCCGTCACCGGTGCGGTGTGCCCCCTACACGGAGGTGTGCGGTGCCGGTGACTAGGTGTGCTGGTCGCAGTGGTGCCAGGTGGCGCCGCGCTGTCGCGCAACTCAAGCGTGAAGCGCCGCCGGTCTGCCACCTGTGCGGCCAAGGTATCGACGTGACCTTGCACTACCTCGATCCGATGGCGTGGCAGGCGGATCACGATCCGTCGATCGCGGTGCTGCTCGCACGCGGTGATGATCCCGATGATGTGCAGTGGCTCAGGCCCTCGCACCGGCTCTGCAACCAGCGCAAAGGATCAGGCGAGGCCAAGCGGCCGGTCGTGGCATCCAAGCGCTGGTGATCTTCCGAGCTTGATCGCAAGCCGGAGCCTGAATGGATTCTGCATAGATCATTATTCAGAATCCATTCAGTAATTCAGCCTCCATGATCGCTCACTTAGGGGATTGCGCGGAGTCCATACATGCAGGTCACGGACTTGATCGAGGATCTGCATCCCCATGGCCATAGGGGGGTGGGGTGGGTCCGTAAGGAATTCTCCCGGTGACCCCAAACGCCCTTATGTCCGCAATAACCCTCTGATGGATCTTGTGGCATTGATCATTTCGCCAACCTGAATAACCGCAGGTCAGAGGCTTGATCATCCATTCAGATTCCATTCAGGCTCTTAGTGATCACTCCTAATCCACCGAACCCCTGCCGCGTGATTCAGCGCGTGGACCGGGGCGCGTAGATCCACCGGGAGGTGATCATGACCACCTCCACCTGGGAGAAAGATCCAGATGCCACGCTCGACTGGGTGTGGGACTGGTCGGACTGGCTCGAACCCGGGGAAACGATCACGACGTCGACCATGACCGTATCGGCCGGTCTGACGCTGAACAGTGACGCGCACAGCGCGACCAGCGCCACGGCCTGGGTGTCCGGTGGCACACCCGGGACCCCCTACCAGGTGACCAACCGGATCATCACAAGCGCCGGCCGCATCGACGACCGCAGCATCACAATCCGGGTCAAGAACCGGTAGCCCGGTAGGCCTCCCACCCGTCGGGCACCCAGCCGCCTGCCGGGCGCGGACGCTCGGCAGCGTCCAGGCGATCGGCCCACCGCATCAGCTCCTGCCACGCCGCGTCAGCCTCGCGGGACCAGGCGGCAGCGCCTGCTTGCTCCACTACGTCCAGTGCCGCCGCCGCGCGCTGCTGGACGGTGCGGATCTGGTCGTGTGTGCCCGCGGGCAACAAGTCCGCATGACCGCCCATCTTCGTGTGCAGGTGCTCGAAGCAGCGCGTCAGGTGCTCTCGCATCGCCGCGACGTTGTCCGGTGAGGGGCGCGGCGGGACGCACGAGGCGAGCAGCCGGCCGGACGCCAGGGCGTGCCACCAGTGCGCTTCACGGAACAGCAAACTGCGCTGGTGGTCGGGCAGCCTGCTGTACGGAGGGGGCGGAAACTCCCCCTCGGCCTTCGCGTCGGCGCGGGCCTGGGCCACCCAGCGCTTCACCAGCTGCTTGACGTCATCTGCGATCACGGGCTGCACGGGGCCTCCTGCCGTTGACCGGGCACCTGTCACAGGCTGCCCTGCCAGGCGCCCTTGTTCTGCTCCGCGCACCCACAAAGTGCGTGGCCTGCATCACAAGTTGCTGCGACGGAGGCGCTGATGGCCCTCTTCGTCGTGATCGGCCCGCCCGCCGCGGGCAAGTCCACGTGGGTCAACGACCGTGCGAAGAGCGGTGACATCGTCATCGACTACGACCGTCTGGCCAACGCGCTGACCGCGGTTGGCGCCGCCCCGCACGGTCACAAACGCCCGCTGGCCACGGTCGCCTTCCGTGCCCGCGAGGGCGCCATCAACGAGGCGCTGCGTCACGTCGAGACCCACGACGTCTACATCATCCACTCGGTGCCCAAGCAGGCCGCGATGGACCGCTATCGCAAATACGGCGCGGAGGTCGTCACGGTCGATCCGGGGCGCGACGTCGTCGAAGCGCGCTGCGCTGCCGAGCGGCCCGAGGCGTACATGGACGGCGTGAAGCGCTGGTACGGCTCTGGCCTGCGCAAGCGCCCGCGTCCGACTGCTCAGTCCACCGCGCCGCAGGGCGCTACACCGCGGCCGGCCACGGGGTCCCGCGCATGGTGAAGGGAATCTGATGGCCGTCCAGCTTGCTACTGCAACTCAGAACGCGATGGCTGACGCTGCTGTCGACCTGGTCGACGGGGGAGCGGGCGCCGGAACCATCAAGATTTACGCGGCGTCGCAGCCTGCGAACGCGAACACGGCGGTGTCCGGTCAAACGCTGCTCGCCACGTTCACGCTGGACGATCCCGCCTTCGGCGCGGCGTCCTCCGGTGTCTGCACATTGGCCGCAGTACCGCTGTCGACGACCGGCGCGGCGGCGGGTACTGCGGCCTGGTTCCGCTGCGCGAGCAGCACGCCGGGCACGGTCTTCGACGGCAGCGTCACGGCGACGGGCGGCGGCGGGCAGCTCCAGCTCAACACCACCACAATCAGTGTGGGCGTCACCGTGGAGATCACCAGCGGTACGTTCACGATGCCCGCGGCCTGACCATGCCGATCACCTTTCAGAGCGCGACGACGGTGACGCTCAACGCGGGCGGGAACAACGCCGCCACGGTGTCCGTCAACGTGCCTGCGGGGACGGCCAACGGCGACATGCTGATCTTCGGTATCGAGGTGTCGGAGTCCGCCGGGGTCGTCCCGGCGATTCCGGGCTTCACCCAGAAGGCGACGGTCAACGACCTGCCCGTCGGGGACCAGGACAACACCGTGAGCCTGTTCTGGCGCCGGGCGTCCTCGGAACCGGCCAGCTACACCGTGACGCCGGACGGCACGTATGGCAACTACGCCGCGATGACCATGCTCCGGTACACCGGAGTGATCGCGGCAGGTGACCCGTTCCGCACATCAGCAACGCTGGCCGGGAACGGCACCGGCATCTCGAAGACGAGCGCTGCCCTGACGGGGGTTCAGCCCACGGACCTGTCCATTCACTGCGCCGGGACGTCGCTGGCCACCTGGAACGGAACGGCGTACGACGTGGCGGGCCCTGGCGGCTCCTGGGTGGAGCGAGGTGAGATCGGCATGACGGCCGCGACCACATCCAACCCCCGCATCCTGTTCGCCGAACAGCTGGGCACCGGTACATCCCCCGCCTTCACGTCGACCCTGGCTGGTGTCGCCTGGTGCTTCTGCGCCGGGGCGCTGATCGCGGAGCCCCCGCCGACGGGCCCGAACAGCAAGGTCTTCAGCACGGCAGTGCGTCGTGCCTCTATGTGGTGAGGGGACGTCATGGCCGCTCTTGATCCCAACAGATACCCGCTGATGTGGATGAACGGGGAGTCGGACCGTGTCGCGCTGTACGCACTGCGCGACATCACCGCCGCCGACACCCTGGACGTGATCCAGCAGTTCACGGTCATCAAGCGCGCCGTGATCATGGGGACGACCGTCGCAGCAGCGGTGGGCGCCTCCATCGCCGGGACGACCGTCACGATCCCCGCAGGTGCCAACAGGGACGGTGCATACCTGCTGGTCTACGGCGTGGCCGGTGTCGCGTGAGCCTCTACATCGCCTACAACTGCGCGATCGACACGACCACCGGCGTCATGGCGGGCACCAGCTACACCGCCGGTGCCAAGTGCGCGATCCAGCTGGCCGCCACCTCGACCGTCGGTATCCGCGTGGTCGAGTGGGGCGTCAGCTTCAACGGCTCAGCGGCAGGAACTCCTGCGGTGTGCACGCTTGCGCAGGCCAGCGCGGCGACGACGTCGCTCACCGCGCACAGCACCAGCACGGTCATGCCGGTGGGCGACAACGCGAAGGCGAGCAGCCTCACCATGGGCACCGGGTCCACCGGTTACGGCGCGGCGGCCATCGTCACGAACACCACCGAGCGGCAGTTCGCGGGCGCTTTCGTGGGCCCTACGACGCAGTACGAGAAGCAGTTCCCTCTGGGGCGCGACTACGTGGTGAGCCCCTCGAAGTACTGCCAGCTGCGCATCAACACCGCAGCCACGCTCACGGCGGTCGCGTACATCGTCTTCGAGGAGTGCTGACCCGAGGGCGGTGACCCATGGCCCGTCTCGGCCGCGGACACCCGGCAGGTGCGTACACCACTCGGTACAGGCAGCCCGTCAGTGCGCTGGACGTCGACGGCGACCTCGCGGTCACCGCTCCGTCCGTGACGGTAGCCGCTGCGGGGCAGCTGGAGGTCACCGGCGCCTTGCCGGTGACGGCGCTCTCGGTTGCTGTGGCTGTCGTCGGCGCGGTCGAGGCAGCAGGCGACCTGCCCGTCGCCGCGCCCCTGCCCGCCCTCGGCATCGCCGCTGATGCGGTCGCAGCGGGCACGCTGGCCGTGACCGCGCCTCCGGTGACAGCGGCCCTTGCCGGGGTCGTCACGGCAGCGGCTGGCCTGAGCGTCACCGCGTCTTCGGTCACAGTCGACGCCACCGCCGACATCACCGCGTCGAGCACGCTCCCCGTGGTCGCACCGGCCCCGGTCGTCGACATGGCGGCGCAGGTGCCGTACGCGCTGCGCGTCGTCGCGCCTTCCGCTCATGCCTTCATGGTGGGCGGCGCCACGGATCTGCTGGACGTCACCGCGCCTGCCGCGGCCGTCGCGTTCGCCGCGGACGTCAAGGTCACCGGCGACGTCGAAGCGGGTGCTCCTGCCCCCACGTTCCAGGCCGCCGCCATGGCCACCGTGTACGTCGCGCTGGCCGTGACGGCACCCGCCGCGGCCAGCGGGGCCGACGCCGAACTGACGGTGGCCGGTGCTGCATCGGCTACCGCACCGGCGCCCGTGGTCGGCTTGTCCGGGGAGCTTGGTGCCGTAGCGGCGGTGGTCGTGATGGCGCCAGGGCCCCACGCGTCCATGTCCGCTGAGGCGATGGTTCTCAGTACGGCAGCTGTTGCTGCTCCGGCGTCTGTGGTGGTGCTGCCGGGCGAGGTGGCTACACACGGGCCCATCGCTGCCATGGCGCCCTCCGCACGGTTCTCCGCTGCGGGCACGGTAGCCGCGCCCGGCTCGCTGTCGGTGCTCGCTCCGGGCGCTCAAGTGGCTTTGCAGGGCGCCGCGTCCACCGGCGTCGGCACGCTCGCAGTGACTGCTCCGCTGCCTGTTGTCCTGGCATTCCTGGAGACCCGTGTCAGCGGCCCCCGCGTCGTCGTCGTGCTCGCGGAGCCCCGTGTTCTGGTGGTGTCCGCCGAATCGCGCAACGTCGGTGTCGGCGAAGAGCCGCGCATCCTGACCGTCACACCCGAGGCCCGCACGATCCTGATCGAGCCGGCGCCGCGAGTCCTGGAACTGGCGGGTGACTTCGGATGAGCGACTTCGGTGAGGCCATCTCCGGGGGCGACAGGCGCGTCCAGCTCGAAGCGATCCGCGACCGGCTTGCGCTGGAGATGAGCGGCGAGTCCGAGTGCTGCGAGTGCGGCAAGCCGAGGCGCTCATCGGGCTCCGAGACCGCCGCCCTGGCGCTGCGCCTGGTCAAAGTCCTGGAAGCTCTGGAGTCCATCCCCGACAGCACGGCCGTGTCCCGGGTTGATGAGCTGATGGCCCGCCGTACCGGCGGCAGCACGAACGCCGCGCGTCGTCAGGGTGGCAGGCGCAGGGGCACCGGGGCATGAGCGGTGTCGTCATACCGGGGCGCGGCGATCAGGCCCCCCGGATCCTCAGTGCGCCGCCGCGCGTCTCCAGCGCGGGCGCAGACGTCGCGGAGCTTGCGGAGATCGCCGGGCTCACCCTCGATCCTTGGCAGCGCCAGGTGCTGGAGGAGGCCCTCGGCCAGCGCGCTGACGGCACGTGGTCCGCCTTCGAGGTGGGTTTGATCGTTGGACGCCAGAACGGGAAGGGCGTCGTCCTCGAAGCCCGCGAGCTGGCCAGCCTCTACCTCCTGGACGAAGAGCTGTGCATCCACTCCGCGCACCTTTTCGACACGTCTCTCGAAGCCTTCAAGCGCATCCTCGGGCTGATCGAGAACACCCCGGACCTGGACCGCATGGTCCGGCGAGTCAGCCGCTCGCACGGCGAAGAGGGCATCGAGGTCTTCCGCGATGGTGCGCTGCGCCGTCTCCGCTTCCGCTCGCGCACCGCGGGCGGTGGCCGCGGGTTCTCCTGCGACTGCCTCGTGCTGGACGAGGCGATGATCCTCACCGACCGTGCGGTGGGCGCGATCCTGCCGACACTGTCCGCCGTGCCTGACCCTCAGGTCTGGTACACGGGATCGTCCGGCACCAAGGAGTCGACCGCGCTCGGTCGCGTCCGCACCCGCGGCATCGCGGGCTCCGATCCTCGCTTGTGCTACCTGGAATGGAGCATTGATCCCTGCTCCCAGTTCTGTCCTCCCACGTGCGAAGAGCACGACGCGCAGGACTTCAAAGCCGACCCGCGATGGTCGCAGGGAGAGCACGACCGGCAGCTTTCACGGCTGTACGCGAGCTACCCGAAGGCGAACCCCGGCTTCGGCATCCGCATCGGCGGCACACGCTCCCCGGAACGCTCGGTGGAGCACATCGAAGCCGAGCGCCGCAGCATGTCCGCAGAGGAGTTCAGCCGCGAACGCCTCGGGGTCGGCGACTGGCCGGTCGAGGGTGAGTCGTGGCGTGTCATCGGCGAGGCTTACTGGAAGGCCTGCGTCGACCCGGCATCCGAGCCGGTCGGTGATCTGTCCTTCGGGGTCGACCTGGCGCCGGACCGCAAGAGCGGGTGCATCGTCGTCGCCGGGCTGAATCCGGACGGCCTGACTCACGTAGAGATCACATCGTCCGACGTGCTGGATCACCGTCCCGGTGACCGGTGGATCGTGCAGCGTGTCGCGGAACTGGTGGAGCGGTGGCGGCCGAAGGCGGTCGTCATCAACCGTGCCGGCCAGGCGGGCGCGCTGATACCGGCGCTCGAAGCCAAGGGCATCGAGGTCATCAATCCGACGGCGCGCGAGTTCGCGCAGGCCTGCGGGAGCTTCGGCAGTGCCGTCGTTCCGATGCGCGGCAACCATCCGACCCTCGTACACCTCGATCAAGTCCCTCTTTCCGCAGCCGTCGCCGGCGCCGACAAGCGCACCGTCGCCGACCTGTGGGCCTGGGACCAGCGGGGGGCAGCGATCGACATCTCTCCTCTCCAGGCCGCGACGCTCGCGGTCTGGGGTCTTCAGCAGAGCGCCAAGAAGCCGCCCGTCGAAGCCGGATGCGCATGGGGGTGACGGATGGCCTGGTGGAAGAAGCTCATCCCCTGGGGGCGTAACCGGAAGGCCTTCACGCAGCCCGACTTCTGGAACATCGACGCTGCCCCGTTCTTCATGGGCAGCACCGCCGACAAGGAGCGGATCGAGACCGACTTCGAGGGCTACGTCGAAGGAGCCTTCAAGAGGAACGGGCCCATCTTCAGCTGCGTCATGGCGCGGCAGATGGTGTTCTCCGAGGCGCGGTTCCAGTTCCGTCAGTTCAGGAACGGGCGTCCCGGTGACCTCTTCGGGTCGGGCGAACTGAGCCTGCTCGAACGCCCGTGGGCCTCCGGGACGACGGGCGAGCTGCTGGCGCGCATGGAGCAGGACGCGTCGCTGGCCGGGAACAGCTACTGGACGAAGGTTGACGATCAGGGCGGTTACGGCAACGCCGCGAGCGGCCCCGGCCTCAGGCTCGCGCGGCTGCGGCCTGACTGGGTGTCGATGCTGATCGGCAGCCACTCCGGTGATCTGTACGCCGCGGACGCACGCATCATTGGGTTCCTCTACGAGCCGCGGCAGTTCGGCGTCATGTCGTCGGGCGGGCCTATGGCGACCGGCGGCGCCGTCTTGCTCATGCCTGATGAGGTCGCCCACTACAGCCCGATCCCTGACCCGTCGGCCCGTTTCCGCGGCATGTCCTGGATCACGCCGGTGCTGCGGGAGATCGAGGCGGACACCGCGGCGACGGTCCACAAGAAGACGTTCTTCGAGCATGCGGCCGTGCCGAACATGGTGGTGCGCTTCGACAAGGACGTTCAGAAGGAACAATTCGACTCCTTCGTGCGGGCCTTCAAGGCCGGGCATCAGGGTGCGTTCAACGCGTACAAGACCCTCTTCCTCCAGGGCGGCGCCGATGTCACGCCGCTCACCCACGATTTCCGGCAGCTCGACTTCACGTCGACCGTCGGCAAGGGTGAAGCGCGCATAGCGAGCGCCGCCGGGGTCCCACCCTCGTGGGTCGGCTTCTCCGAGGGCCTTCAGGGATCCGCGCTCAACGCCTCCAACTTCACCGCGAGCCGCCGCCGCTTCGCGGACGGCACCATGCGCCCGCTGTGGCGCGTGGCCGCGTCGTGCCTGGAAAACCTGGTGATGGTGCCGAGCGGCGCGAGCCTCTGGTACGACGACCGAGACATTGCCTTTCTGCGCGAGGACTCCAAGGACCGCGCAGAGATCCTGCGCGTACAGGCGAACACGATCGACGCCCTCATCAAGGCGGGCTTCGAGCCTGATGCCGCCGTGCAGGCGATTCTCGCCGAAGACGTCTCTCAGCTCGTCGGTCAGCACACCGGTCTCGTGTCGGTGCAGATGCAGCCGCCCGCGAGCCTCGAACCCGCGGAGCCCATTCCCGCACCCCTTGAACTGGAACAATCCGGCACGCCGGAAGGACAAGATGATGGAGCGTAAGAGCCTGTCCGGCGGCCTGGAGATCAAGGACGCGGAAAAGGGCATTGTCTCGGCAGTCTTCTCGACTATGAACGTCCGTGACCACGACGGGGATTACACCCGTGAGGATGCCTTCACCGACGGGGCGCCGGTCGTTATCAGTGCCTACGGACACAAGTCCTGGGACGGCGCACCCCCGGTGGGAAAGGGCGTCATCCGGGTGAAGGGGAAGCGGGCCGTCCTTGAGGGGCAGTTCTTCATGAACACCACGGCGGGCCGCGACACTTTCGAGACCGTAAAGGAACTCGCGAAGGACGGCCTGGGTGAGTGGTCGTACGGCTTTGACATCAACAAATACTCCTTCGGTGAAGAGAAGGATCAGCCGGTCCGCTATCTCGAAGCCGTGACTGTGCACGAGGTGTCACCCGTTCTGCTGGGTGCCGGAATCAATACGCGCACTCTGTCGACGAAGGGCCGTGCCGTGGACGATGACCAGCTCCGCACCGTGAGGGGCGGAACTGCCGTCCGCGGGCCGATTCCGGCACAGGAGACGGCGACGCTCACGCGCGCCTGGGACGGCGCCAAGACGATCCGCGAACTGCCCAAGGACGCGCGGCCCTCTCAGCTCCGCAGCGTGTACGCATGGGTCGACCCCGACGGGGACCCGGAGTTGAAGGGCTCTTATCTGCTGGCTCACCACCACGGTGTCGACGGGCCGGCCAACCTGCGCGCGTGCCTTCAGGGCATTGCGCGGCTGAACGGCGTATGCGGCGACTCCGGGGTCCCCGAGCCTGACCGCGAGGCCGTTTACAAGCACTTGGCATCGCATCTTCGCGACGCCGATCGAGAGCCGCCCAAGCTGCGGGACCGCAGTGACGGGCACGCGAAGGGCCTCACCTTGAGTGAGGAACTGATTGACGCTCTTGCCTGTACGGCAGGGGTAATTGACAGCGCGTCACGGGTGGTCGCTCTGCGCGCCGAAAAGGGGAAGTCGCTCTCAAAGGTCAATTCCGAAATCCTGGACTGGATCAGGGATGAACTCAAGCGGCTTGACTCCATCTTGTCGGTACCGGTCGTGGATGACGAGCCGGACGGACCGAGTGATGAACAGAAGCTCTCGCTCTACGTCCAGTCTCTGGCTCTGATCAACGACTTCTAGCAGTCGCGTCCTTTGAGGCCCCCTATTCGGGGGCTTTTTCATGCCCGAAAACGGAGCGTCATGTACAACGACTCTGATCGCATCATTGAATTCCCTGCCCTGAAGCAGGCGCAGGAAGCGCTTGACGAGAAGCGCAAGGCACTGGCCACCGTCTTCTCTGAGGCTGGCCCTGATTACGACATGTCGAAGGTCAAGAGCCTCCAGGGTGACTCGACCGCGAAGGTCGAAGAGATCCGCAAGATGAACGACGAGATCATCGAGCGCAAGAAGAAGCTCGATGAGCTTCAGATCGTCGGCCGTGCCGCGGCTGCGTCCAAGCAGGATGAAGAGGCGGCCGAGCGCGGCGACGGCGCCAAGGGCGGCGGGCGGGATACCGAGCGCAAGGGCGGCCGTCGCCTCAGTCTGGGGGAGAGCTTCGCTGAGTCGCAAGCCTTCAAGGGCTACAAGCCGGGCTCTGGCGTCGGCCCGTCGGCACACCTCGACATCAGCCTGAAGACGCTGATGGAGACACCGGTCGGCTGGGACTCAGAGGACGTCCGCACGGGGCGCCTTGAGCTGATGCCGATGCGGCCCTCGGTGCATGTGGCTTCGTACTTCCCGAGCACCACGACCGGCATGAGCGCCGTCGTCTACATGGAAGAGACCACATACACGAACGCGGCGGCCGAGACTTTCGAGGCCAACCAGGCGGACAGTCAGGGCGCCTACCCGGAGTCGGCGCTCGCGCTCACCGAGCGGCAGGAGCCGGTGCGTAAGATCGCCACCTTCCTGCCTGTCACGGATGAGCAGTTCGAGGACGAGCCGCGCGCGAAGGGCTATGTCGAGAACCGTCTTCCGTTCATGATTCAGCAGCGGCTCGACTCGCAACTCCTGGTCGGCAACGGCACCGCGCCGAACCTGCGCGGCACCGAGAACGTGGTGGGCATCAACACGCAGGCGCTCGGCGGCGACTCGATCCCGGACGCCATCTACAAGGCAGCCCGGAAGATCCGCGACACCGGCTTCGCGGAGCCGTCGGTCTGCTTCATCGCTCCCTCGAAGTGGGAGGGCGTGCGGCTGCTGAAGACCGCTGACGGCCAGTACATCTGGGGGCACCCCAGCATGGTCGGCCCCTTCACCATCTGGGGGATTCCGGTCGTGGAGACCACGGCGGTGACAGCGACGAAGGCCGTGCTCGGTGACTACACGAACTTCGCCGAACTCGCGATGCGCCGCGGAATCGACGTGCAGGTCTCGAACTCGCACAGCGACTACTTCGTCAAGGGCAAGCTCGCCATCCGCGCGGACATGCGCTGCGCCGCGCTTCACTACCGCCCGCTGGCGTTCGCGGCCGTCACCGGCCTCTGATCCAGAACCGACCTGACCGAAGGGGCCGCTGTCTGGCGCCCCTTCGGTTTTCCTCACGAAGGGAATCCCATGGGCAACATCATGCCCGGCACCGGGAAGATCGGTTCCGGGAACCACGTCGGCCGCGTGAAGTATGCGCGCGCTAACTATGACTTCGCGGTGGACGGCGGTGCGATCGGCACGATCACGCTGCGGGGCGACGCGCTCCCCAGCGGCGCCATCCTGCTGGACGCCTTCGTCGACGTCACGACGGCGTTCCTCCCCGTGACGACCACGACCGTGGCGCTCACCGTCCAGTCGGCCGGTGACCTGCGTGCCGCGGCGCTCACCAACGCCTCGCCGTCCGTCATCTCCACTACGGGCGCCAAGCGGCTTCTGGTGGACGCCGGGGACGCCGACCTGGTCAAGACGACGGCAGCCCGCTCCGTCACTATGGCCGTCGCTGCGGGAGCCGTGACGGCGGGCAAGTGCTCGGTCGTCGTGGCCTACCTGGAGCTGGCCTGATGACGGGCCGCGACTGGGTCACCGTCACAGAGCACTGGTGCCTCACCGAGGACCGCAGCCGCGTCGTACGCGAGACCGACCCCGAAGCCCGCTTCCTTCACTGGTCACCGGGCACCGTGGTCTCCCGGGAAGAGGCCGAGCGCCTCGGGGCTGTCGAGCGCGAGCCGGCCCCGAGGCCTGAGCCCAAGAAGGCGACGCCGGCCGCGAACAAGCAGGCGCGTCCTGCTCACAACAAGGGCCGCTGAGGCGGATGGCTCTCGGTGATCCGTACGCCACGCTCGCGGAGCTGAAGACTCGGCTGTCGAACCTCGACGACATGACTCAGTACGACGATCTCCTCGAAGGCGCTCTCGACTCCGTGAGCCGTGAAATCGAGAGTCACTGCGGCAGGCAGTTCAACAGCACGGACACGGCAACGGTCCGCGACTACGGGCCTGACGAGGTCTTCACGCTGCGCGAGGGCCCGGCCGTTTCGCAGTGGGCGAGGGTCGACGACTTCCACAGTGTGACCGGCCTGGTCATCGAGTCCGAGGGCGCGACCTGGACGGCCGATGACTTCGTGCTGCACCCCCGCAATGGGGTCATCGACGGGCAGCCCGGCTGGCCGTACTACGAGGTACACGCCGCGAGTTCGCTCTCCTTCAGTACAGGCCTGAGTGTCACCGCGAAGTGGGGCTGGGCGGCAGTTCCCGCCCCGGTGAAACAAGCCTGCTTGATCATGGCGGCTGAAACATTCCAGATAAAGGACGCACCTTTCGGTGTCGCCGGAATGGACCAGTTCGGCGCTATCCGGGTCCGCGATAACCGTATGGCCGCCGCGAAGCTCTCCCGCTATTGCCGCGATCCGATCCGAGTGAGGTGACATGGCGTCCCTCTCGGAAATAAGGGCTGCGCTCAAGGTAACACTCAAGGCAAATATTCCGAACCTCAACGTGTACGCGGAGGTTGCGGACGTTACGCAGGTTCCCGCTGTTGTCGTGATGCCTGCGCGTCCGAACATGAGCGGGCTTGTCTGCGAATTCAACGGCGCGTTCGGCCGTGGCCTGGACACGTGGCATCTGGAGCTTTACGTGCTAGTGGCCCGCACAGAGGCAGTCCTGGCGCAGCAGGCATTGGACCAGTACGTCACCGGTACCGGGCCGAAAAGTGTCCGTCGAATCCTATACGAGAACCCGGACCTGGGGCTAGCGGACGGCACGGATGCGCACGCGGAAGGCGTGAGCGCCTATGACGGGGCATTCGAGTCTGCGGGCATCCCGCACGTAGGCGCAGTAGTCCGGGTGACTGTGCGCACTTCCAGTACTTAAGCGAGGAAGCAATGTCCCTCAGGACAACCCAAGTCATTGTGCCTGCGGGCACTGCCCCCACCTTTTCCGCGACCACGGCGTCCGACACGATGGAAGTCGGGGACCGTCTCTTTGCCGTTTATCGCAGCGCGCACTCGGCGACCGTCACGGTGACGGTGCTTGGTGAGCAGGTGCTGGAGAACGGTGATGTGGCACCGAACAAGTCCTACACACTGGCCATCGGCAGCACCACGATGCAAGAGAAGTGGATTCCGCTTTTCAAGTCCTACCACGATGCGACTACGGGGCTCGCGACTATCACGTGCTCACCGCTGGACGCCACGATCACTATGGCTGTTGTGAGGCGTTGACCTGATGGCCAGGGCGAGTAATCGCCCGGTACCTCAGCCCCTCCCGATCCAGGACCGCCCGGCGGCTCAGCCGAGGCGGTCTTTGCGTATTCCGAGGGAAGTGCCCGCTGAGCGGGACTACGAGGTTGTCGGGCCGAAAGTTGTAGGCGGTAAAACCCGGGGCGAGCGCGTGACGCTCGCCCTTACTCATGCCCAGGAACGGGCGCTCATCGAAGCCGGGCACGTGAAGCCCGCCACTGAACGGCCGCCGTTGGCCGACAAGGAAGAGGCTGGCGATGGCCAAGATAGTCCTGCGTAGTTGCGACATTGTCGTAAACGGCGTGAACTTCTCCGATCACATTTCCTCGGTCGAGATCAACCTGGTCAAGGACGAGATCGAGACCACCAACTTCTCGGGTCAGGGCCGCGAGCGCGTGGCCGGCCTCAAGGACGACTCCTTCGTCCTGAACTTCCAGCAGGACTTCGCGTCCGGCGAAGTGAACGCGACCCTCTTCCCCCTGTGGGACCTGGAGACAGAGTTCACCGTCGTCGTGAAGCCGACGGCGTCTGCGGTTTCGGTGAACAACCCCTCCTTCACCGGTACATGCATCCTGCTGGAGTACCAGCCCCTTTCCGGCGACGTCGGCGACCTCAGCGAAACAGAGGTCACCTTCCCGACGCAGCGGACCGGTATCACGATGGCGACTGTCTGATGGCGGGCCGGGCGACGTACAACGTCCATCTGGGCGAGGAATGGCGCCGCACTGCCCTTGCTCTGCGTCATGTCGACCGGGAGCTTCCCGGGCAGCTGCGGAAGGCGATGCGCGACGCGGCGAAGCCGGCTGCCGAGGACGCGAAGCGCAGGGTCAAATCGCTTCCTGTCCACGGCCGTAAGCACTCCGGTCTGCGCAGGCGCGTAGCGTCCGGTGTGACGATCCAGGCGGGCGCGGGGCGTGGCCTCGGGGTGCGCATCGTCACGAATATGCGGGATCCGCAGGAGCGCAATCTGCCGCGCTATCTGGACGACCCGCGCGGCTGGCGCCACCCAGTGTTCGGCAACCGCCATGAGTGGGTGCAGCAGCACACGGGCGGCAGTTGGTTCCGGGCGACGATTGCAGAGCATCGGCCTGAAATGGTCCGGGAGCTGGAACATGTCCTGGGCGAGGCCGCAGAGACGATCGCCGCGGCTACCCGCGGTTGATCGGTGCGGCCCGGCCGGGGTCCGCGGGTACCCCGGCCGGGCCCGTGCACAGCAAAGCCCCCGGCATCGGACCGGGGGCTTTGTTCCGTCTGGTCAGTGCGCCTTGTCGTATGCCTCGCGGACTGACGCGGGGACGCGACCCCTGTCATTGACCTCGTACCCGTTCTCCCGTGCCCAGGTGCGCACGTCCTCAGCGCGGGGGCCGTCTGAGCTGGCCTTGCGTCCCTTGCTCTTCCCTGCCGTGCCTCGTACGCGGCGGGCGCCGTCGGCGGTCAGGTAGGGCGAGAGCCTTTCGAGAAGGTCGTCGTAATTGTCGGGCGTCAGGTCGATCTCCACGCCTGCGCCATTGACAAGAATCGTGTGCGTGCCGATCTCTTCAGATTCTTCGCCGGTCAGGTCATCGATATAGGTAACCACAGTCTTTTGAGCCATGGCCGGATGCTACCCCACATTCCCGTGACGCCAACCCCGAGTTCCAAATCCCGTGATCGAAAGGTACCCGCAATGCTGCTTTCCCGTGAACAGATCCTCGAAGCCAAGGATCTTAAGACCGAGGACGTGCCGGTCCCCGAGTGGGCGCCGGAGGGGGCGGAGAACCCCAACGACTATGAGGTCCGGCTGCGCACGCTCATCGGTGAGGAGCGTGACCGGTTCGAGCGCTTCATGGCCGAGGGGCAGGCGGGCGGCAAGAAGAAGCAGAACCTGGAGAATTTCCGTGCACGAATGATCACGATGTGCGCCGTAGATGACCAGGGCAAGCCGCTCTTCACCACAGGCGACATCAAGGCGCTGGGGATGAAGTCGAGCGTCGCTCTGTCCCGGGTCTTCAACAAGTGCCAGGAGATGAACGGCTTCACCGAGGCTGACGTCGAGGAGCTGACCGAGGATTTCGACGAAGGCCAGGACGAGCCCTCTACTTCCGGCTAGCTCTCGCTCTGGGCATGACGGTCCGCGAGCTGCTCGCCCGGATCGACTCCCGCGAACTGGCGGAGTGGGCGGCTTACGAGCGCTACGCGGGCCCGGTCGATGACAGCTATCTGGCGGGCGTCCTGGCCGCGCTGCATGAGCAGGTGCAGACACTGAACCGCATGCAGGGCGCGGCGCACTTCACGGACCGCAAGCACCGGAAGAACCCGGCTCCCGAGCCGAAGCACTATCCCCGTCCGCATGAGCTGTACCGACGTGACGACTCCTCTGATGAGGAGGACGACGACAACTGAATAGCGGGGGCGGTGCGCGGTGGCCACGATCACGTCCCTCACATTCGGGATCACGTCCACCTACAGCGGTGCGGGCATACGCCGGGCCCGCCGCGACATCCAGGATTTCGACAACGGCCTGCGCGCCATGGACAAGGCCGCGTCGAATATCGGCAAGCAGCTGACGTCCGTCACGAACGCCGCGCTGGCCTTCGCTCCCGCCCTCGTTCCTATCGCGGTCGCGGCTACGGGTGTAGCGGGCGGACTCGCTGCGGCCGGCGCAGCAGCAGGCCTTGCTGCGGGCATTTTCGGAGGTGCTCTCTTCGGCGCCATCAAGGCGACGAACGGCGCCACGAAGAGTGCGAGAGATGCCCTCGAAAAGCAGAAGGAGACCCTGGCCGGTCTGACACCGGGCACGAAGGCGTACGAGGAGCAGCTCAAGAAGGTCAACGAGGCGAAGAAGAACCTCAAGACGATCATCGACGGGCTGACGCCGGCCCAGCAGAAGTACGTCAAAGCCACCTCGGGCATGAAGGGCGCCTGGGGCGAGTTCATCAAGACGACCGAGAAGGACACCCTCACTCCCGTCTCGATCGTGATGGGCGCCCTCGCGCGCAACTTCGAGAAGTTCACTCCGCTGGTCAAGGCTGTCAGCCCTGTCATCACGAGGCTCGCCAAGGACTTCGCGGCGTGGATGGACGGCCCGGGGCTCGACCAGTTCATCGACACCATGGTGGCGCAGGGTGTTCCTGCTCTGGAGAAATTCATCAAGACGACCCAGAGCATGCTGGGCGTCCTCGGACAGGGTGTCCGCGACTTCCTCCCCTACGGGAACCGGCTGTTCCAGTCGATGGCCGCAGGTGCAAAAAGTCTCAAGTCGTGGGGCGAGGGCGGGGGCTTCACGCGCTTCCTCGACAAGGTGCATTCTGTGGCGCCGGATGTCAAGGAATTCTTTTCGGCGCTGGTGACGGCTCTCGGGAATATTGCGAAGGCGGCTGCCGATCTCAGCGACGATTCCTTCAGTGTCCTCACGGTGCTGCTGAAGGTGCTTGCTTCGCTGCCGCCTGAGCTGCTGGCCAATCTTGTTCGGGGATTCCTTGCGTGGCGTGCGGCGCTGGTTCTCTATGCGATCGCCGCTGGAGCTGCGGCCGTTGTGACCACGGCTTTGGCTGTCGCCGCTTCCCCTTTCCTGCTTTTGATGGCAGGAGCGGCGCTGACGGTTCTTGCCGTAGTGGCGGGCGTCGCTGCTCTTGGCGTCGGCATATTCTTCCTGGTCAAGTACTGGGAGACGGTATGGTCTGCCGTCAAAAGTACCGCCATGACCGTTTGGAATTGGCTTACCAACGGTCTCGGCCAGCTTGCTCTCGTTTTCCTCGGGCCTGTCGGCGGGTTGATTCTGCTCTGGCAGAACTGGAATACGATCTGGGGCTGGATAGCTAGCAAGGTCACATGGATCTACGACAAGATCTTGACTCCGATCGGTCATGGTTTTCAGTGGCTGTACAACTTCCTCGTAGGGAACTCGGTAATCCCGGACCTGATCAACGGGATTATCTACTGGTTTAATTTCCTGCTCGCCCCGCTGAGAATCGCGATTGACGCGGTCATCGCGATCACCGCGATGGCATGGACGGGAATCCAGGCGACCTGGGATATCTTCTGGGCTACTTTTGGGCCAATCTTCACGGCAGCCTGGACAGGACTTGCTGCCACGGCTTCCGCAGCCTGGGCGGTACTAGTAGCTGCCTGGAACTTCCTTTGGACAGTCATCGTCAGCGCCTATCAGGTCGGCTGGGCAATTCTTTCCGGTTCCTGGCAGATCGGGTGGGCCTGGCTGACCGGTGCGGCGCAGATAGCCTGGTCGACTCTCGTAGGATTCTGGCGGGTGGTCTGGGCCACGGTCACCGGTATCTGGAACGTCTTCTATGCGACGTTCAGCGCCGTATTCTCCGGAGCCTGGAATGTCGTCGTCGCGATAGCGGCCGGTGTCTGGAATGTCATCAAGGCGGCGTGGCAGGCGCTGTGGGCGGTAGTCACTGCGATCTTTCTGACCTTCGCTGCCGTATTCACGGGCCGGTGGGGTGCAGCCTGGAACGCCATCAAGGACGCCGCCTCTGCCATATGGAATGTCCTGAGGACGGCGTGGCAGGCTCTGCTGAACGTCCTCCTCACGGCCTTCAATGCGTTCGCGGGTGTCTTCACTGCCGCGTTCCGTGCGACGTGGGCGGCGATTCAGAGCATCGCGACTGCTGCGTGGAATGCATTGCGTTCGTCGTTCCAGGCATTCCTTGCGGCGCTTCAGAACTTGTGGAACACGGCGTGGACGGCCATCCGGAACATTTTCCAGACGATCCTCAACGCGATCGTTTCCATTGCGCAATCTGCGTGGAACCTTATACGGGCCGCAGTCCAGGTGTTCATTACGGCTGTGACCGGGATCTGGAACACCGGCTGGACGGCCATACGAACGTTCTTCCAGACGGCGGCCAACGGTATCTCCGCTGCCGCCGGGGCGTTGTGGGACAAGCTGCGTGAAATCTTCAGTACGGGCTCCACGTGGCTCCGGAATACATTCTGGAATCCGGTCCGTGACTTCTTTACGAAGACGATCCCGAATGCGTTTGACTCTGCGGTGAAAGCAATCGGCAAGGCCTGGGATGCCCTGAAGAAGGTCGTCATGGCTCCCGTGCAGGCGATCGTCAACGTGGTGTACAACTCTGGAATCCGGAAGTTGTGGAATGTTGTAGCGACAAAATTCGGGGCTTCGGAGCTGCCCGAATTCAAGCTGCCTGGTTTCGCCAAGGGCGGCGAAGTGAATGGTCCCGGGTCCGGCACGTCGGACTCGATCGTCGCGCGGCTGTCCGCAGGTGAGCACGTATGGACCGCGAAGGAGGTAGCCGGCGCGGGCGGCCACGAGGCTGTCGCCGCGCTGCGCCGCCAGGCCATGGGCAGCGCGAACGTGCGCGCCTTGGGGGACCCTGACCACCGGTTCGCCGACGGCGGGGGCGTCCTCGGTACGGGCTGGGGTCCTGACTCCGGTCCCGACCTGGTGCCGGACGGGATCATCGGAGACGCCTGGAACGGCATCAAAGGCGCGGTCGGCAAGCTGAAGGACTTGGCTCTGGGCGCTATCAGCGGGCCCTTCGGGGCGGCAGTCGACGGCGTGGCCAAGCTGGGTAAGGGAGCGGTCCGCAAGGTTGTCCCGGGCGATGGAACTGCCCTGGAGAACATGGGCGTCGGCATGATCGACGAGATGGCCAAGACCGCCAAGGCCTGGGTCTCGGACAACGACGTCGCCCCGGACACCGGGGGCGGCGGCGGGTTCATCCCGTGGGCGAAGTGGAAGTCCGGCGACGGCAACAAGCAGACCTATGGCGGGGTTGTCGTCAACCGGCGTACCGCGGCAATGCTCGGTCACGCGTCCAGGCTGGCCAAGACCAGCTTCTCGATGACGCAGGGCAGTTACAGCAGCGGAAAGCTGTCCGCCGGTACGCACTCTGGTGGCGGCGCAGTCGACCTCGGCCCTGCCAAGGACAGCGTCGTCGGCGCGATGCGGTCGTCCGGCTTCGCGGCCTGGCGGCGTACTCGTGCCGAGGGCTTTGCGCCGCACATTCACGGGATTGCTGTCGGCGATCCGACCGCGTCAGCGGCTGCGAAGGCTCAGGTGAAGGCGTTCCACGCGGGGCGCAACGGGCTGTCGAACAATGGTCCCGACACCTACAAGGGCGGGATCACCTCCGGCAAGTCGGTGGCGGCGGCCAAGGCGACTGGCAAGAGCCTGAATGCCGGTCGCGGGTGGGGCTCTCACTGGTCCGCCCTGGAAGCCCTGTGGACGCGTGAGTCCGGATGGCGATGGAATGCCGACAACCCGAGCAGCGACGCATACGGCATTCCCCAGGCGCTGCCCGGTTCGAAGATGAAGTCTGCCGGATCGGACTGGAAGACGAACCCTGCCACCCAGATCAAGTGGGGTCTGGGCTACATCAAGTCCCGGTACGGCAATCCCTCCAAGGCCAACTCGTTCCAGAAGTCGAACAACTGGTATGGCCTTGGCACTCCGGGCGCTCGCAGCGGTCCCGCGATCGTGGGAGAGCACGGCCCCGAGCTGGTCGGTTTCCGGGGTGGCGAGCGCGTCGAGTCGAATACGGCGCTGCGGGACCTGGTGGGCAACGGCGGCACGACCACGGTCGAGGTAAACGTGCCCGTCACCGTCCAGGGCGATGCGACGCCGGGCACGGTCGACAAGCTGCAACGCGAACTGGTCCCGAAGCTGACCATGGCCATCAAGCAAGGGGTGGGGAGGCGACCGTGACCGGCCTGTCTCACCTGTGCAACGACGATTTCCGCAACGAGGGCTGGGGCTTGGCCGGCTCGCTGGTGAGCAGGCTTTTCCACTGCTGGAACAACGACGACGACAGCAAGTACTGCTGGAACCCTCCCCATAAGGGGAGGGCCTGCGTCAGGTTCCCGGTCGACATCGGCACCGTGCCGGAAGGCGCGGTGATCACGTCTGTCACGGTGAAGGTGCGGGCGCGGAAGATGGACAGCCAGAACCGCACCCTCACCATCAACGTGTCCTGCCTGGACGACACGAGCCGCTTCACGTCCCGCACTATCCCGCTGACTCAGACGATCACGGATTACGAGGTGGCGACCTATCAGCGGGACCCGCTCGGTCATCCATGGGACATCCACCGTCTGAACAAGCTGCTGTGCCAGGTGTTCAGTTACGCGGCGTCGCTGCACTGCATCCGCGTCTACAAGGTGTGGGTGCAGATCAACTACCGGGTCAGGCCTACCGTCACGGTGGAGGCGCCGACCGGCACCGTACTCACGCCGTCCCCGGTCATCAGCTGGACGTACGCGCAGGCGGACGGTGATCCGCAGGCGAAAGCCGAGTACCGGGTCTTCACCGGAATCCAGGTCGCCGAGTCGACCTTCGCCCCGAACACCACACCACCGGTCTATGCGGCGACGGTCGGCGGCGACATCACGTCGCTCACCCTGCCGACGTCGATTAATCCTGACCAGTACTCCGTGTACGTACGGGTGTACTCCAGCTTCGGCGCCAAGAGCATCTGGGTGGGCCGGGCCTTCGCGGTACAGGGTCCGAGCCCCGGCGTGCCTGGTGATGATCACACGGTGTCCGGCACGCCGGGCATCGGCGTCGTCAGCGTCGTCCCGGACAGCTACGCCTCTGCGGTAGCCCTGACCTTGCGCGACAGCTCCAACTTGCTCAGTGTGCAGAGCGCCGACTTCGAGACCTTGACGGACGCCCCGGAGTACACGACGACGAACTGCACCGCAGCGCAGGACACGAGTACGTACTTCGCGGGCGTGGCCTCACTGAAGCTGACCGCGTCCAGTGCTGCGACGATGTCGGTGCTCAGTCCCTTCGTCGAGCTGGCGCCGGGCTCGCCGGTCACTGTGCGGGCGCAGCTGCGTGCCGCGGTGACGGCCAGGGCGTGCAGTGTCCGCATCCGCTTCTACGACGACACCTTTACCGCCTTGGCGGGCACGGTCACCGGCACCGGCACCGACTCCAGTTCCACGTGGACCGAGGCCGTCGCAACCGGGACATCTCCTGCGGCGACGGTGTACGCCAAGGTCGAAGTCGAAGTGGAGTCACCGGCGCTCGCCGAGATACACCACGTGGATCACGTCGGGCTGATGTACGGGGCGGGCGCTCCGTGGTCGGACGGCGGGCACACGAGCCGGAACATCCTGCCCGCCTTCTCCGCGACGGGCGATGACCCGGTCGGGGACAACTGGGTCGCCGGCGCAGGCAGCACCATCTCCCGCGTGGCGGTGACGGGTACGGGTTCCCACGGCACGCTGACGAAGCGTCTGACGTACACGGGCATCACGCCGTCCCTCGGATTCCGTGCGACCGGGACCGCCTTCACGTCGCCGACGTCCGGCACCGACTTCACCCTGAACAAGCCCGCAGGCGTCGTGGTCGGCGACCTCATGGTCGCCTTCGTCAGCTCGAACCAGTTCGGGACCATCACCCCGCCAGCAGGCTGGGCGGCGGTCAACACGGCCGCGGTCGACGACGGCACCACGGACGCAGCTCTGTGGATCCTGAAGCGCACCGCGGGCGGCTCCGATCCGGCCACCTGGACGGACGGCACGCTGGGCACCGCGAGCACCCGGCGGTGCGCCGTGGTCGTCGCGTACACCGGGGCAGCCGACGCGGCGGATCAGTTCATCGCAGAAGGCGTGCTCACCAGGGCGACGGGAACTCCGCTCTACCTGACGTCAGCCGTACTCAACAACACCGACGCCAACGCGTGGCGGCTCAGCGCTTTCGCGGTGAGCGACAACGTCACCGGCGGCGCCATGGTGGCCAACATCGCCCCGCCCACCACGTCGGCGGACATCGCTTACGTCGGCAAGGGCACCGCCTGGACGACGGCGTCGAACGCGACCAGCTACGTCATCAACCGCCCGTCCGGGGTGGTGTCCGGCGACCTGATGGTCGCCACGGTCGCCATCTCGGACTCGGTCATCGCGACGCTGACAGCGCCCACCGGATGGACGGTGGTCCGGCAGATCACGGAGCCCGACGGCACGGCCAGCTTGCGCTTCGCGGTCCTGAAACGGACGGCGGGCGGCAGCGAACCGAGCAGCTGGACGGGGACGCTCAGCGCCACGGTCAAGCCCATCGTCACGCAGGTGTCGGCCTACCGGAACGCGGACTCAGCGGCGAATCAGTTCATCGCGGAGGACACGAGCCAGTCCGGGAGCGGCAACACCGTGGCCACGTCGACGGTCACGAACACCGACTCGCGCGCCTGGCGGATCAGTGCCTTCGGGTCGAGCGGCGACTACTACACCGAGTGGGGCAGCACGACGGAGGTGGCGGAGCGCTCGGACAACGCGGCCGAATACCAGATCTCGTACTGGCAGTACCGGACGGCGGCGCTGATGATGGCCGACTCCAACGGGCCGGTCGGTACCGGCTCGCACTCCCGTACCGGGTCGCTGAACCGGAACTTCTACGGCGGCGCGAGTTGGATCGGGATCATCAAGCCTCTGCCCAGCGCGCCGGCTGCGGGTGCCAATGAGACCGAACGCAGCGACGTCACCGTCGGCAGCAGCGATCCGTGGCTGACGACTGGGGTGTACGACTCCAACGGCGTGGTGCCCGTCGGTGCGACGTCCGTGACCGCGGCGTTCACGCCTGGCTCGGGCAGCGAATTCAACTCCGCTGCGTCCTGGGTCGGTCTGGTCAAACCGGCCGTCCCGCTGGTCGCCGGCCGCACGGTGGCGACGATGCCGGACGCGGTCGAGGTCTCAGGGATCGATCCGCAGATCATGCAGCTGGCCGACAACAAGGTCACGTTCACCTCAGGGTTCCTCGGTTCATCCAGCGGCACTCCGTATCTGACGCTGCACTTCTACCGGGCGAACCAGCTGATCAGCAGCCAGACGATCCAGGGCACGAGCTTCGGTACGGCGACGTGGGCCAAGTCCTCGGGGACGTACGACATCCCGGAGGGCACGACCCGGATCAAGGGCGAGGTGTCCGTCACCGACCGCGCGGTGAGCGATCTCGTCTACTTCGACCGGGTCGGCATCATGCTCGGTCCGTCGGGGGTGTGGCGCAACGGCACAGGCCGCAGCACGCACGCGGTCTGGCATGCCCCGGTGATTGAGTACGCGGACGATGTCGGTACCGGCTACGGGGACTGGCAGGTTCTGCCCGGTCTGGATACGAGTCCTCCCGCCTACGACCCGCTGTCCGGCATCGCGACCTACACGGACCACACGGTGATCCCGCTGGTCAACAGGCGCTATCGCGCGCAGACGATCAGCTTCGGTCTGGCAGGGGACCGGTTCGTCAGTGGCTTCGGGCCGCCCTCGGATGAGGTCTCGCTGACCGCGCTGAACTGGTGGCTGAAGGACATCACGAACCCGGACAGCAGCATCCCGCTGAGGGTCAAGGCCGAGCCTCTCCAGGTGGGCACGACGGGCACGTCCGTCATGTACCAGCCGCTGGGCGAGGACCGACCGGTGGTGGTGTCCGAGGGCTACAAGGGCGACGCCATCGAGCTGACGCTGATCGTCAGGCGGGAGGAGTACGCGCCGCTGCGGGCACTGCTGCGCAGCGGCCGGACGCTGTTCCTCCAGACCAATGTTGATCACGCGTGGTGGGTCAGGCCGGTCGGAGACATCTCTGCCGAGGTCCAGGTCAGCGGGCAGCGGTTCGTCGATCCCCTGAGGTTCGTGCAGCTGACCTTCGTCGAGGTCGCCGCTCCGGAGTAGCGAAGGGGGCGGGCCGATGGTGCAGCGTGCGTCGGCTCGCCTGCTCTCCGAGATCCGCCGGTCCCATCAGGTCTACAGCTACGTGGACGTGATCTCTCCGACGCAGGAGCGGACCCGCCTCCCCGCGACGGGCGGCGACGTCAGCTGCGACCGCACGGCCGCGATCCGGCGGACCTGCAAAGCCACCTGCGTAGATCCGTTGGGCACCCTGGTCCCCAGCGGTACGACCTCTCTGCTGACCCCGTACGGCACCGAGCTGCGCCCGTACCGGGGCGTTCGGTACGCCCCCACTCCGGAGCATCCCAAAGGCGAGATCGAAGTGTTGCCCCTTGGTGTGTTCCGGCTGGCCAAGGTGTCGATCCAGGAGCAGACGGGCGGGTCTCCCGACATCCAGCTGGAGGCCTATGACCTGAGCCGCACGGTGGCGCGCGACAAGTTCATTTCGCCGTATGTCATCGAGACCGGCACGAACATCATCGACGCGATCAAGAGCATCCTCGCGCGGACCTTCGATGACCTCAGCTATGACGCGATCAGCACGACCAGGACGACAACGGCGCCGCGCCTGTACGACGTCGGCGATGACCCGTGGGACGCGGTCACCGTCCTCGCGCAGTCGCTCGGCTGTGACATCTACTTCGACGTCGAGGGCTGGGTGGTGATCGCGCCGCCGCCGGATATCGACGCCCTGCCCAGCCCCGACTTCCAGTACATCGAGGGTGAGAAGTGCACGATGCTCGATCTCTCGCGCGTGCTGACGGACGAGCCGGGCTTCAACGGGATCGTCCTGACGGGGGAGTCGCCGGGGGATGAGCTGCCCGCGGTGCGCGCGGTGGCGTGGGATGAAGAGCCCACGTCAGCGACGTATCACCTGGGTCCGTACGGACAGGTCCCCCAGTTCATCACCGACCAGCTGATCAAGACTGCCGAGGAGGCGCAGGCCACCGCTGACCAGCTGCTCCGCAATCTGCTGGGCTTCTCCTCGCAGCTCTCGGTCAGCGGCATCGTCAATCCCGGCTTCGAGGCGGGCGCGGTGGTCGAGGTGGTGCGGGAGCGGGCGCACGTCAGCGGCCTGTACGCAGTCGACAGTTTCAACATTCCGCTGGACGCCAAAGGCACCCAGAATCTGACGCTCCGGCAGAAGCGGCAGGGGGGCGGATGACCACGCCTTCCGTCCCCGCAGAGCCGCCGGTGCTTCCTGACGAAGCAGCGGTGCAGGGCGCCGCCGCAGAAGCCGAGGCGGCTGCCGCAGCTCAGCTGAACGCGATCCGCGAGCTGGCCACCGAGATCGCGAAGCAGACGCTTCTCGCCTTCGACCCGGCGACCTTGCGCAAGGGCACGGTGTCCAGCATCGCGAGTACCTCGGCGCCGCCCACGCTGGGGGTGCAGATCTCCGGGGACACGACGGAGATCCCCGGCATCCGGTACGTCGACTCCTACGCGCCCGTCGTCGGCGACACCGTCCTGGTCATCAAGCAGGGCACGGACCTGGTGGCGCTGGGCGAGATCGCGGGCCAGTTCAGCGAGTCGGGCTGGACGACCGCGACGCTCGCCGCAGGCTTCACGCACAACGGCAACGGCGGCGGCAATGTGATGTACCGCCGCATCTGGGATCACGGGTCCTGGAAGGTGCAGTGGCAGGGCGTCGCGGCGCGCACTTCAGGAACGACGATCGTGGCGGCGATGCCTGCCGGGTACATCCCCTCCGTGCGGCGCCCCATGTCGGCGGGCCGGACGACGATCGGCGGGGCCGTGTCGGTGCGGGTCGACTTCGAGGCGTCGGGCGCGGTGCTCATGGTGGGCGGTACGACAGCGCCGAACGGCGGGGACACCTCGACGTCGTCCGAGCACACGCACCAGATCGCCAACAGCGATCACTTCCACGGCGACACGAGCAGCGAGGGCTCGCACACTCACGGCATCGCGAATAACGATCACAACCACGGTGGCGGTACGAACTCTGCCTCGGGCCACAGCCACACGATCCCGGTCACGACCCACAAGCACGGCAACGCAGCGGACGGTGAGCCGGGCGGTACGACGTCGGTGAACGACCACGCGCACTCGATCCCGACGTCGTCGCACACCCACGGCACGAACGGCGCCCTGGCCGACGGCTCGCACGACCACACCTTCACGCCGACCGTCGATGACCCGGCGTGGATCAGTTTCAACCAGCTCGAATATTACCTCTGAGGGGTGCGATGGACCCGGTTACAGGGGTGCTTATCCAGTACGGCGCGGTCGGTGGCGTCGCCATTATGGCGATCGCCGCGGTGCGCGTTCTGTTCACACGGCTTCAGGCGGCGGTCGACAGGGAGGCGGAGCGGGCCGACCGCCTGGAGGAGGAGCTGCGCAAACTAAACGAGGCGGTGCGAAGTGAGTACATCGGGACAATCGCCGTCGCGGCTCAGGCCATTGCCGATGCCAACCGTGCCGTCGGTGATGCCCTGGCCGCGGTACGCAGGAGCTGAGCTTATGGCGAGGCACGACCTATCGGGTGACCGGCTGATTGCCGAATCGGAGCGGCTGCGCAAAGAACTGCTGAGGACGGCCGCCCGGCTCAGGAACTTTTCTGAGGAACTCGTCACCGAAGTGCGCCTGCTGCGCGACGAGGCGAGACCTCCGGCAGAGGGAGGCAGCGGCAATGACGCGTGACCCACAGCCCCCGGACCCCGGGCTGGATCCGGTGGACCGGCTGGCAGCCGCAGCCGCAGCACTGCTCGAAGAACTCGAAGAGCTGGGCGATGACGCAGGGCGCCAGTTCACTTCTCTGACGAAAAGGTCTCAGCAGAACCGTCGGATGATTCTTGTCGTCGTCGCCGGGTTCCTTCTGGACGTGGCGCTCACAGCTGCGATGGCGGTCGGCCTGCTTCAGGTGAATAACAACACGGCTCGTATAGACGCACTGACTCAGCGCCTGGATATGGCGCAGACCACGCAGCGGCAGAAAGCTTTGTGCCCGCTCTACCAGGTGCTAATTGACCTGAAGTCTCCCCAGGGCCGCGAGCGTGCCCCGGACCCGGAGAAGTACGACCACGCCTTTGAGGTAATGACCGAGGGTTACCAGGTGCTGAATTGCGCCGAATTCAATAGGGGGTAGCGATGGCACCGCCCATGACTGCTGCGCATTTTCTTGAAGCCCTGAAGGACGAGGGTGTAGCCGTCGTCCAGGTCGGCGACTGGAAGGTGCACAACCGCAATCACGTCGGTGGGTGGGGCCCGGTCCACGGCGTGATGATCCATCACACGGTGACGTCGGGCAGTGCCCGCACGGTGGACATCTGCCGCCGCGGCTACGCCGGACTGCCCGGCCCTCTCTGCCATGGCGTCATCGCCAAGAGCGGCACGGTCCACCTGGTCGGCTACGGCCGTGCCAACCACGCCGGCTCGGGAGACGACGACGTGCTGCGCGCCGTGAAGAGCGAGACCGCGCTGCCCGTTGCCAACGAGGCGAACACCGACGGCAACCGCCACTTCTACGGCTTCGAGTGCGAGAACCTCGGCGACGGCCGCGACCCGTGGCCGGCGGCGCAGCTGCTCGCGATCGAGCGGGTGTCCGCGGCGATCTGCCGCCATCACGGCTGGACGCAGCGCTCGGTGATCGGCCACCTGGAGTGGCAGCCGGGCAAGGTCGACCCGCGTGGCTTCACGATGGGCGGCATGCGCGAGCGCATCAAGCGCCGCCTCGCTCCGTCGCCCTCCACCCACACGGTGCGCCCCGGCGAAACGTTGTCCAGCATCGGCGCGCTTCTCGACGTGCGGTGGCCCGAGATCGCCAGGGCCAACGGCTTGAAGACCCCGTACCGGATCTACCCGGGTCTGGTCCTGAAGATCCCTAAGAAGTGAGGCAGTCATGAAGGTGTTCGGCAGAGAGCCCGCGCTGATCGTGAACTCCGTCGGCGCGATCCTCTCGCTGGTCGTCGCGTTCAATGTCGGCCTGTCCAGTGCGCAGGCCGGATGGGTGGTCGCCGCCATCAGTGCGGTGTTCGCGGCCATCGCCGCAGCGCTGACCCGCCCCATCGCCCCGGCTGCCTTCACGGGCCTGGTCGCGGTGGTCGCATCGACGGTCGCCGCATTCGGCTTCGACGTATCCGATGGCGTCGTGGCGTCGGTCAACGGCATCGTCATCGCCGGGCTGATGTTCCTGACCCGAGGCCAGGTCTCGCCCATCCCGAAGATCGACCCGCTGGTGCCTGCGCACCCGGTGCAGTCGGTCTGATCCAGCGCAGCCAGAAGCCCCCTTCGCCTTCGGGTGGAGGGGGCTTCTTTTGCGTTTACCGCAGCGTGCCGTCCTTCTTCAGCTGCTTGACGTAGGCCTTGTCGCTGCGGGCTTTCTTGATCTTCGCCTTGTTCTCATTGATCGTCGCTGCGGCATCCCGGTGATCGAGCCGTGCGCGTCGCACATCGGCTGCCGGGTTAAGGCCGAAGATCCGCCGCAGCCAGGTGCGCTTGGTCGCCTTCTTGTCCGGGTCAAACGTCACCATGACGTCCCCCTCCCTTTGCCAGACGACGGTACTCAGGCCTCGCTCGGTGGCCACTGCACGCACGATTTGCGACGGAAATCGAACACGCGCTCTAATCGGAGGCATGCGCCACACCATCCCCGACGACCTCATCCGCACCCAGCAGGAGTGGATCCGTACGTACCAGCTGCTGGCCGACCAGCCAGGGCGCACTGCCCTGCGGCGGCGCCTGATCCGCTTGTCCGCGACGCTGAACTCCCATCCGCGGCTGCGCAGTCCTGCGGCCCGTATGGAGCTGCACCGACTGGCGCGTACGGAGATGCGGGCGTCGTGATCGACCACCTCACTGAGCGGCAGGAGCAGATCGTGAGGTGCATCCGCGAGTGGGTCGCGGAGAGGGGAGATTACCCCTCGCTCAGCGAGATCGGCGGCTGTGTCGGCCTGTCCAGCAAATCGGCCGTGCACTACCAACTGCACCGGCTCGAAGCGCGGGGCGTCGTGGTGCGGGAAGCGGGCCAGCCATACCGGCTGGCCTGGTGACCGGTTGTCCACAGGTACATCCGTTTCGCGCCCCCCATGGCACGGAATATCCGCACCTCACAGGAAAACCCCCGCGCAATTGGGTTCGCGGCCGGGCGCTCAGGATCCTGTGTCGTCGATGGGTGGGGGGAGGGTTTCGACTTCGTCGAGAATGGCGCGGGCGAGGTTGGCGATGCGGATTTGCTGGTGGCGGGCGTGGGCGCGCATCCGCTGGAAGGCGGTATCGGGGTCGATGCCGTGGCGGGCGGCCAGGAACCCTTTGGCCTGTTCGATGATGGTGCGGGTGTCCAGAGCCTGTTGCAGTTGGCTTTGTACGGTGCGGTGATGGTCGAGAGCGGTCTGCTGGAGCAGCGAGATGGCGGTCACGTCGGCCAGGGCCCGGGCGAGGGACCGGTCGGCTTCGGACATGGGGCCCGGGTCGCGGCGGAAGAGGTTCAGTACGCCGATGGTCTGGCTGCGCAAGAGGACGGGCGCGGCGTAGACGAAGGCGTAACCGGATCGGCGCGCGCGGGCGCTGAAGCGCGGCCAGAGCGGCGAGGGGGAGGTTAGGAGGGTGTGCTCGACGGGGGTGGCTGTGTGGAAGGCGGTGAAGCAGGGGCCCTCTTTGGCGTCGAGTTCGAAGAGTTCCACCAGGCGGACGCTTTCTGAGGTCGCGGCGACCAGGCGCAAGGGCCCGGTGCCGACGGCGAGCATCACGCCGGCGTCGCCGATGTCCAGAAGGTTCATGCAGTGTTCGGTGACCCGGTAGAGGAAGTCGGCGGGGTCGAAGTCGGCGACGAGGGTGTCGGCGAGGTCGATGAGCGCGGCAGTGATCCTGGCCTCGCGCGACGGTCCGCCCGCGCCGTCGTGATCAGGCAGCGTTGACGGTGACATGAGGCAGCCTCCGGCCGGATGAGAGTTCTGGACCGGAACCGGAAGCACACTACGGGGACTGGGTGGGATACCACCCGGACGCGGTCTGACCTATCACAAATTACCCCAGCACCAGGCTGGGCGGGGTCCATCGGCACAAAGACGCCGACTGCGGATACGCCTTGCTGCCTCGCCGACCACGCCTTCCGTTGTCATAGCGTCCGATCATGCGGCGACGTGTATAGCGGCTCCTCAGCGCGCGGCGAAACGGCTTCCGCTCGAACCTCCCCAACCGACGAAGCGTATGACTGCCGTCGAGGGAGTGAAGCGCGCGGGAGGCTGGGTAGGGGCATGAGTGAAGCCCGGCGCCCCTCACTGGCGCCGGGCTTCGTTGTGCGCGCTAGCTCGCGAGCACCATCTCCGTGTTGCCGAGATAGAGCGGCGACATGAACAGGGCTGCGAAGCTGCCCGGTCCGTGCCTGCGGTCCAGCCATGTGCACAGCGGCACGAGGTCACCGCTGATCATGCTGGCGAGGATCAATGAATGCAGGTCCTCCTGTTCGGCGCCGCCGATGTCCGCGAGGAAGGCGACGTACCGCGCGTCGACGCCTGCCTCGTACTTCGCCATTGAGGTGAGGTACGCCGCCTGCTCTGTGCTGAGGCCGGGCGGCGCCTCGATGGTGGTGTGCTGCCCGGTCACGTCCCGCAGCGCGTAGGCGTCGATGCCACTGTCTGCCGAGATGCGGTGCTGGGCTGCGACGTGCCGGGTGATGACGCGGGCCTCGCGGTCGCACGCTCCTTCCATGACGACCCCGAGGTTGCGGGTTCCGGTGGTTCCCGTCAGGTCCGGTGCGGAGTAGGTGCGCCCGCCCACGCGCCGGAAGTTGACGCCGTACTGCGTACGGATGACGGCGCCGTCACGCATCTGGTAGGTGCGGGCCGACCCGTAGTGGAGGCAGTCGTGCGCGTACGCCCTGAGCAGGTCGAGTGCGGCGAGCGCGGGGGAGGGGGGTCCGTCTGCGGTCAGGTCGCCGTACATGGTGACGACGGCCCGCATCTGAAGATGACGGTATCCCTGATCAGGGTGGTGGAAGCCGCCGAAAGCGCCTGTCCTCGCGGAGTGCACGGCGACGTGGACGCGGTCGAGCGGCAGGAGGTCGGTCAGCCCCAGGTCCGCGTAACGCCGCCGAAGCTGGGCGGCGCCGTCGTGGAAGAGTCCCGCGTCCGCTCCGCACTGACGTACGGCCAGCGGCGCGGTGACGAACGTGTGGTCGGGGTGCTGGGCGGTGAGCGGCTGAGGCGTTGCCCGCAGGTGCGCGAGCGCCTCCGTGAGCGGACCGGGGTCACCGGTCAGGTGCTCGTTCGGGGCGAGGCTCAGACCCTCGTGGTGCCGAGGATCAGAGCCCGGTGTGACTCCTGTAGCCCGTCGGGCAGGGAGTCCGGAGAGTGCCATTTCGCCTCCAGGATTTCGAACTCGTCGATCTTGAGGGTTCCCCCGGTCAGCATGGCCTCGTAGGCCACTTCGACCCGGAGCTTGTAACCGCTCTTGAGGTGCACGAGCCGTCCGGCCTTGACGTGCAGACCGGTCTCCTCTTCCACCTCGCGGGCGATGGTGAGCGGGAACTCCTCGCCCTTGACCGCGTATCCGGTGGGCAGCCCCCAGGGCCGCTCAGGGGGCCACATCCGGTGGCGCAGCAGGAGGACGCGCCCCTGGTCGTCGCGGACGACACCAGTGACGCCGACCATGAACTTGGCGTGCGCGAACCACAGGATGCGCCACTGCATCGGGCCCCTGAGAGCCCGCCACAGACCAGCAAGGATCTTCTTCAACTTCGGCCTTCTTTCCGGGAGTCGGAAGGTGAGGCGGACCACAATGGCGCATCCGGGGCGAGTCGGCCAAACGCCGCGCTCGGCAAGGAGTTCCTACTTGCATGGTGGACCGGTGGACTAGTCAGGTCAAGAGGTTGCGCACGAAGAAACCCCCGCCAAAAGCGGGGGTCCTGTGCAGAGTTGACGGCCTGTCACTCGCTCATGGAAAACTCTTCCGTCCGTGTCCATCGTCCACCGGGGCTGATGTCCACCTCGTAGGCCAGCGCGCGCCCTTCGGTGTCGTAGGTGATGTGGCGCTCTTCGCGTACGGCGGCAGGCTCTTCCAGGCGCAGCTGCTCCCGCTCGGCCTCTGTCGCCAGACGTGCGGTCCACCAGCTCCGGCCCGTGTGCGCGCGGCGGCCCGTCTCGCGCTCCGCGTAGCGGGTGGTGCCCTCTTGGATGCGCTCGCGCTGCAACAGCCGGGGAGCCGCCTCCCCGACATCGGCCGTGAACCAGCTCTGCGAGGTGGCTACGGGCGTGTCGCCCTCGTAGGTGACGCGGTGGCGGCGCACGACGGTGGCCCCGGCATCGACGTCGAGTGCGGTTGCGACGTCCTCGGGCGCGGATGCCTTCTCGGCAGCGAGGATCTCTGCGTACTCGCCTGCTGTGTAGATGGTCCCGGTGGTGGCCGCCTTGGCGTAGCGCTCGCCCGCGGTGCGGGCCAGGGCGGTGCGCTCGCGGACGAGGGAGCCGGTGCCCTGCTTGGTTTCGATCAGTGCTTCCTGGCGCAGGACGTCCAGCGCGCGCACAACCGTGGCGCGGGCGACACCCCAGCGCTCCGTCAGCTCGCGCTCGGAAGGCAGGGCGTCGCCGGCTGCGAGTTCTCCGCGGACGATCCTGCCGCGCAAGTCAGCTGCAATCTGGTCGTACTTGGGCAGTGCCATGATCCATCCCCTACTAGTGGACTGGTCCAGTAGTCATGCTCCGGGGACAGGGGCGGCGACGTCAACAGCGCATCCGCATTTAGCGTGAAGTCAGCGCGCGCCGCGCGGCGTTGATGATGTTGTGTGCGTCGGCGCCGTAGACGGCGGACTCGCGCAGGGTGCGCCAGACCTTCGCGTACAGCGCGATGCTGTCGGCGTCGTCGAGCCACAGTTCTGCGTGCCAGTCCTCCGCGATGACGAGGCGTTCGTCCAGGATCCAGAAGCCGTTGGCTGGGGCGATCTTGACGGAGGCGGTGAAGGGGATGATCCCTAGTTCGACGGTGTCGACGCCTATGACCCCGGCCAGCCGGTCGAGCTGTGCGGCCAGTACCGAAGGCGGGCAGATGAGGGAGCGCAGTGCCGCCTCCCAGATGATGACGCGGAACCGGTGACCGGCCTGGAACAGCCATTCCTGGCGCTGCGCGCGGGAGCGGACGGCTTCCTCGATGTCGCGGGCGGAGCCGTGCAGGTCGGCGTACCGTGCGAAGACGTGCCGGGCGTAGTCGGCGTTCTGGAGCATGCCGGGGATGGCCGATTCTTCCCAGGCGTGGATGACTGCGGTGCGCTCGATCTGCGCGTTCCAGCGTTCCTGCACGGGCCGGTGTCCGTTCGCGAGCTGCCGTCGCCATGAGCGGATCTGGGTCTCGAATCCTGAGAGCCGCGCGGCGAGTTCACCGAAGGCTTCGGGGCGGCCGGTGGTGTCCGCCCATGCCCGCAGATCTTCCCGAGTCGCGGTCTGCTTGCCGCCTTCGAGTTTGTAGATCTTGGAGTGCGGCCAGCCGAGCAGGCCGGCGAGCTGCGGACCGGTGAGCCTGCCCCCGGGGCGCTGAACGCGCAGTTCCTTCAGGCGCTGTCCGAGGGCTTCCCTCGCCTGCTGGTAGTCGGTGCTCACCGGTCACGCTCGCTGTCACTCGGTCGCGGATACCTGCGCCACGAAGTCCTTGTACGGGATGGCGTGATGCACGGCGGCGTCACGCGCCATGGAGTACCGCACGACTTCGGCGGGCTCCGTGATGGTCTCGATACTCGTCAGCACGTCGCCTTCGTCGAAGTGCAGGACGGCGACAAGCCGGGAGTCGAAGATCCAGAAGTCTTCTTCGGGCAGGCTGATCCGCTGTGCGTCGGCCCGCCACAAGCAGCCGACGTCCTCGCCCGACGCCACGTTCACGGCACCGTAGCCGAGCAGGAACCGCTGCCCGTCGGTCGGCGGATTGTCCACGACGCGCACGCGGCCGACCCGCTTGCCGCTGTCCACCTGGTCGCGGATGTTCCGGTTCCATGCGCTGTCCAGATCCCAGGTGACGCGGCCTGTCGAGAGGAAGGCCCCGAAGTCAGGGTCTTCCCGGTCGGACGCGTAGCCGCGCCGCGTCTCCAGGTGCCAGGCCGTGTGCTCGAACGTCTCGAAGAGGCGGCCGAACTCTTCCGGACTGATCAGCTCTGGCACGCGTTCCGTCTCCTTCGGTGCCCAGTTGGCGAGCAGCTGGCGCGGGACGACGACCGCGGCGTCGTCGGCTCCGAAGTACTGGAGCTGCGCCAGGTCGTCGCGGTCGGTGAGCGGCTGCCCCTGGACGATGATCTCGCCCGTGTCCAGGTCGTCGTGCAGTGCGGGGCAGCCGCCGTTCTTGCTGTCGGTCCCGGTGAAGCGCAGTCGCCTCATGATCGTGTCCTTTCAAGGGACGTTGATCAACCCAGGATGGCTGCGCACCGGACCCTGCACCACAGGCTCTCGCCGCCTGCGTGAGAACACCAGAGAACATTGAGCCAGATCTGGAGAACATCCGAGAACATTCTGTGGCGCCGCGAACAGGCGCTCTCTAGCGTCCAGTTCATGGCCACTACGCATGAGCCGCAGGAAGCAGATCCGTACATGGCTACGGAGGCGGTGCGCGACGCTCTCGCCGAGGCGGGGATCGTCTTCCCCTCCCTCGGAGTCGATTACGGCTCGCCGCACCTCGGGCTCGTGAACCTTGGGCGCGTCCGCCCGGACGTGGCCGCCCGGCTGGCCAACGAACTGATGCGGGGCCGACGGCTGGCTGTCGAGGTCGGGGCCCTGAAGAAAGAACTCGAAGCGCTCCGCCAAGGGGGCAAGACATGACCACCGATTGGGAAACCGGCGCCATGGTCATCGACACCGCACGGCAGCGCCTGGGCCGCGTGATGGATCACCAGGGCGCCCGCCTTCAGCTCCGCCCTCCGGGCGGCGGGCGCGAGTGGGACGCTGATCCGGCGTACGTCCGGCCCGCCATGGAGCACGAAATCGTGCAGACGCCCGCACGCTACGCGGAGCCCGGGCGGACACCGTGACCACGGACGCACCGGTCCTGCCGGACCCCCGGACGCTGAGCAATCTTCAGCTGACCGAGCAGGCGTGCGCGCTGTGCGGCTCCCGCCTGTTCCGTGACCGCCTGCTAGGCACGGTCAGCTACCGGGACCGCGTGGGGCGCAAGCAGAGCGCGGAGCTGTGGGCGTGCGATCCGCCGTGCAGGTCGTCGTGACCCGCATATGAACCCCCGCCCCGGCCGCCTTGCCTGGAAGCGGACGGCCGGGGCGGGCCAACCCTCCCCGAAGGAAGGAAGGTCCATTATGTCGACTCCCCCCTACCCGCTGCCGCCCGATCCGCCCGGCGGGCCGGATCCGGTGATCCCCCGCATACTGATCACCGATGCGCAGTTCACGAGCTGCCGCAGCACGGTGATGGACGCCAACCCGGACATGCCCGAGGAGATGGCAGGCCGCATCGTTGAGGAGGCCCTGAAATTCGTGATGGCCTGCGCGGCGCACCCGGCCGAGGCGCTCGCTCCCTCGCGCATCGTCGATGAGGGCTGGCATGCGCTGATCCTGCACACGGCGATGTACGCGGAGCTGTGCGAGCGACTCGGCAACTTCGTGCACCACTACCCGGGATGGGATCCGACGCACTACGACCCCGAGATCCTGGACCGCACGCGCCGCGTGATCGCCCGGTGCGGCTATACGGCGGACGCCGAGCTGTGGAGTGCCCCCGATGACCGGACTCTGGTCTCCGTGGCGGCGAAGTGCCAGCACGCGCCGGAGTGCACGATCCGTCCCATGCCGACGCCGCAGCCGCCGGTGAACTGA